TCGGGGCTTCGGGATCAGCCACCGGACCCGCTCGGAACTCTCCAGAATAAGCTCTCTCCCGACCCTGTATTCCCGCAAACGCTCCCGTCCATGCTGATCGGTTTCCTTCGAAAAGCAATTCAAAATCTTGGATACGGGCGCATAGGATAGCCGGTCCGATGGCCCTTCACGAAAGGGGACATACTGGCCGTTCCGGACGGTCGTCGTTAGAAGGGTGAGGATGTCTCCTTCTCCCATCAGGATCCGGCCTGGCACTGTGAACTCCACTTCTCCAGTCTCCAGGGGCATCATTGTTCGCTCGGTTCCCTCGCTCTTCATATCCATTGTCCTGTAGGCGACCTTGATGGGATTGAACACCCTGATGGCTGCGTTGACCAAACCGGTTTTCCGCTCCGCCAGGGTTATATGCTGAAATCCAAAGCCGGTCCAGTTCAGGGGTGCGCCATCGATGTAGAGTTCATCTACGCCAATCAGAACCCCGTCAATCGGTAGATCCAGGCGTTCCGAGTTTTCGATGGGCAATTCTTGGAGAGTCATTCTTTCGACCAGGTCCACGTCATAGGCGGCGACAACTGCATGCCAGTCCTCCAGATACTCCTCCACCTGGATCCGCTCGGACTCTATACGCTTGATTGAGAGCGGTCTGCCTTCTCCTTCGCCCAGCCATTCCGTAGACTGCACTCCGGACACCGGTGCAAAACGGGGATAGATATAGTTCCCATCACAGTAGACCTTTTCATTCTCGATGGTTATGGAGTCCTGGAAAGACTTCACGTAGCCGTCTATGCAGGCACGGCAATCCGGTGTACGTTCCTCGGGAGGGCAGGGGCACGGCTGCAACCGGAACCAGAGCGCGGATTCTCCCTTGCGCTCGATTAAATCCTCGACTCCGACCGGGCTGAAGATGTTGGGCCGGATGGTCGGGTTAAAGGCTGTAAATCCGCCCCTGCGTACCCTTCTCATGAATCAGTCCTCTACCGGCCGGGCGATTCCTTTTCTTGCGAGCCGGTCGATGAAGGACCGGCGGTGCCGGATGGTCCGAGTTCCAATCCTGCGGACTATGCGCTTGTTCTTTCGGGGGATCAGCGGATGGCGCATGTATACGTCCTGCTCTGCATTGCTCCAGGGATCGACCAGGTCCAGATACTCCCTGTGAACTCGTTGTTTCAGTGTTGTGACCTTGATAAGGCCCGCCGTGCGCCAGCGTGACCCGAAGGCGCCGCGCCAGAGGGCCAGGGCAAAGCAGCGGATTCGTTTCATATCAGAAACCCTCCGCCGGAAAGCCTCAGAAGGGGAGTATATCGCCGGGCCTCCTCAAGTAGGCTCATTGTCTCTTCCAGTTTCTGCTCAGGAGTCCTCTGCTTCAGGCGGTAGTACGCTGCACGGAATTTCCGGATGTAGGAATAGGCCCGCTTCGGGATCCGGTATCCATTCCGTTTCACGGTTCCCGGGCCTGTGTAATAGCCTGCCAGGGCCAACGGTAATGAGCCGTTGAACTTGTCCAGGAGGTATCGCAGATAGGCAGTGCCGCAATGAACGTTATTTCTGGGCACGAAAAGCGCCCGGCCCCGGAGGCCGCAGAACCATGCTCCCGTCGCTGGCATGATCTGCATGAGTCCAAGGGCTCCAGCATGGGAGATTGCATAGGGCCGATGAGAAGACTCGATTTCTGCGACAGCACGGACAATGTCCGGATCCAGTCCATTCAAGAAGGCCGCTTCCAGGTATAAATCTCTTTGTGGTTCGGTGTCCGCTGCGGGGAGGGGATGCAGGCAAATGCCGATAAGCAGGGTTGCCAGCAAAGTCGTGAGAATAGTGCGATTCATAGGGCACCTCCGGTTGCCGTTCGGAATTTCCGAACGTGGATGGCTTACCCTACAACAACCGGAAATCTTCGGGCAATATACTCCCGCACCCAGGACGGTCGGTCATCATGGGCCGGATCCTCGCAAGCGCAGGTCCGCTCATGCCAGACACCGCGCACTTCCATAGGAGCGATCCGAGATTTCCCGTAGTATTCTTCTTCGGCCTTCTGTTGGCGTTCGGCCATGCGCCTGTCCAGGTCCGCAAAGTGCTCGCTGAAGTCGTAGTCTTCTTCATCCGGGGGCTCCCAGGATTGGTAGCTGTGATTGCAGTTAGGGTGGACCGGTGTGCAGATCCACCAGTCTGAATAATGCCGGTTGGCGTTCGTCTTGCCGGGCCAGACCGCATACTCTGCGTAGGGATCATTCTGCATCAGATCGCCGCCAGCATAGAATTCCGACCGTGCAAACTCCGCGTAGCTGGCAAAGACTCGCAGGATGGGTTGGGAGGCTTCCCACTCTCGGCAATACTCGCACATCTTTGGAACGAGGCCTGCTTTCTGGACCTGGTAGGGCGGCGGGGTTTTCTGTTTGATTTTGTTGAATCCTGCCGTATTATTTTCGATACCGGCCAAGTGGGAGCCTGGTGAACTACTGGTTATAGTGCCCGGGGTCGGTGGTAGATGCCGGTTCGGCGATCCAGGCTCATCCCGCTCCTTGGTGGTGGGACTGGCTTCATAGATCACTCGGGGTAGTGATGATTTCTGTTGACTGTTTCCGGGTTTTTTGCGATCATTATTTTGATCGGCCAAACTGGAATCGCCTGGGCTCCCGGGGGAATTAGAGGCGTGGGTCGACGCCTGATTCGCGGGCTGTAGTCCAGGCTTTTCCTCTACTTTGTGAGTATAAAACATGAGTACTTCTTGCCGGTTACGATCCACCGTTCGGCAGACAATGTCCACCTTTCGCTTTTTTCCATCGATTATAGCTTCTGCAGAAAAGTAATCTATTCCGTAGACGTTAGTGCGTCCCCTTGAATCTGGGGCCGCTCCTGTTTTTTTGGCCGTTGCAACTAATGCAGGCAACGACGGGACGACGGCAAAGTCAGATGTAGTCCTTTGCTCGCTGAGTGCCTTCTTGAATCCTCTGTTTGAAGGAAAAGTGATTTCAGACCCCGTGGAAAGATTCAGGACCTTACTCTCGGTGAATCTTTGCGCTGCCTTGCTGGCCCTTTCCCGTGCTGCTTTATGACTTAAATGCCTCCATTCGTCCGTGGAAATGCTAATGTTGCCAGAGGTGGCATCGTAACCTTGCAGCTCCGAAAGATACTTAGGTTTCCCCGACGGCCAGTAACCGACCACAATTCCGCCGCGCGATCCGGGGCCGCTTTCCTCGGATTTCGTAATATCGAAGATAACACGGGGCAGGCCTGATTTCTGTTGACTTTCGCTGAAATTCTTGCCACTCTCGATACTGAGGCTGGAATCAGAGAATCCCGCTGATTCACCGTCATCGGCATCGGGGCCCATCTTGCCGTCAGCCTCACCTCCTTTATCAATTTCCCATTGACCCTTGACGGAAAATGGTACATCCATAGAATCAGGAAGGTCAGAGGCAGCATACAGTGCTTCCGGGTAACTCTGAAGAATGCCAATCCTGCTCTTCAGGGCCTCCTTTTCTCTTTCACGGTCTCTGTGGTGTCCGGATTCACGTGAATATAACATACTTCCCGCCCTCATGGACTTGCTGCAGTAGTAGGCCGTTGTTGAATGATATTGCTGCCTCGGTAACAGCCACGCGGACCATGTCACGGTTCAGGTGCTTAAGCATGAGCTCCTGGAATCCCTTCTCATCGATGGATCCGTCAGGATTGATATACCTTCCGGACTGTGCTTCCGTACTGGCGTAGATCAGTTCCTGGCGGATCTCATCCAGGGACAGATCATTGTCTATAGCGATCTGCACGATGTCGCGCACCATGTCCCTGGTAACCTCGTAGCTGCGGCCTGCCCTCTGGCCGTTTTCGTCGTAGATGGCAAGCCAGCGGGCTCCCTCGGACTCATTGAAGATGGAGGCGTAGATTGAGGATTTCCGGACGCCGGTCTTTTCCAGGAAGTCGTCCAGGTTTCCCAGACCTGCGTATCCTTCGGATTGCATCTCCGAGTCCAGGTCCTGGAGGCTCAATTCCTTCAGTCGGTTCAGGTCGAATCCCTTGCGCTGGAAGTGCTGGGCGATCATTCCGAGCACGGTACCCTTGTAGTTCTCGCCCCGGTAGACTTCGTTGTAGTTCACCCGGAGCCAGTCGAAGGCCTCCGATTCGTATTCATTCAGGGAATCTTCATCCAGCTCGGTGCCAACCTGGATTGATGGGGCAGGGAAGGGATTGCGCTCCATGAGGCGCCCCAGGAAGCCGTTGGCCCGCTTCCAGACATCGCCGAGCATGGATTTGTTGATCTGTATTCGGGAGACGGTCCCGCCTACAAGGGTCGCCTGCATCCAGGCATAGTACTCCAGCCAGGCGTACTGCCATTCCCGGAGAAACCTGAAAGGCAGGAACGGACCCTCGAACTGTTCGCGCTTCTCTGCCAACGCCTCAGTTGCGCAGTTCGGCCTCGATTGCTCTCACAGCCAGATTCAATGCCGTGGCGGGCGGCAATTTCTGGGTGGCATAGGACTGGATCTTACTCCAGAGCCGCTGCTGAATGAAATCGTCCAGGCTGGAAATGTGGTCTGCCAGGACGCTCGCATAGCTGGCCGCTTGCTCGGATTCCTTCTCAGGCTCGGGCTCTGGATCCGGCGGCACTCCTTCAGTGCTTTCGGTTTCCTGTTCGGTATCCTCAGCAGGGAGTTCCGGATTCCCTGGCTCCGATTGCTGAATGTCTTCGGCTTGTGTTTCGTTTTCCATGGCCGGAGCATACAGAGTTTCGCTTTATCGGGCAGTGCGGATTCAGTTGGTCGATCTGCCAACTTGACATTGTGCCTACTGCCGAAGTGATTTCGACGACGCTCTGACTCTCGCCGTGCACTGGGTTAGCCAGGTTCTCAATTGACGAGGTACGAAGCCTTGGTGGGTGCTTTGTCTAACCATAGTGGTTGCAGGAAAAAACGTGAAAAAACGCTTGCGACTGGACCGATAGTAGCGACATAAAGGGTCAATTAGAGGAAGGGGGTAGGCTATGGAGATAGTTGGATCACTGATACTTGGTGCATTGTTTGGCTTTTTACTCTCTACTGGGCTTATGGCAGGCAGAGTCGCCAAAAAGGAAGCTGACCAGTCTATCGAAGATGCAAAAAAGGAGGAGTCTAGGGTGGTATATGAAAACAAGGAACTCCTCCGCACGGCAATTCGAAAACACCAAGCCTCCGAAGCAAAGCTCTTGGTACGGAGTTGAGTCTATAATTACCAAGGCGTACCGGTTCGTAAACAGTCATGGGGTTCTGAGTAGCTTCCTATCTTCGGCGTTGTGGGCCTTGGGTGCTTTTTTCTTTGCGCCTTCCGGAAAGGTTTTCGAAGAGAAGATCCGGAATAGCTTTGAGTGGCAGTTCGGATTAGCCGCTTGTGCTATTTCTTCCTTTATAGTCATTGGGTTCAGCGTCTACTACATTGCTGCCGCAATGGACAAGAAGTCCATGCGCTTGGATCTGCAAGCAGCTCAGCGCCAGCTCGGCAAACACAATGAGCTTGGGCTGGTATACATTTGGGCCAGCCACAACGCCGAGCACATCGATATAAATTATCAAGAAATGAAGGACGCGATTGAAGAGTCTGCCGACCGAAAGCTGGAGCTGCTATTTACAACGGGCTACGAAGCCATGAGTATGGATGCAGAGCATGAGACTATCCAGTTTAAGAACCGGTTTTCAGAGAAACCGGATGGCCAACCAAGAAAGGCGGTCCTGCACGAGCTTATTCAGAATCTAAAAGGTCCGGTTCGAGTTCTCCTGCTCAACCCGTTGTCGCAAACGGCTTTCGATCGAGGAAGGGAAATTATCAACGATGGTGATCTGTATCGGCAACTCATCTATCGAACGATAGCGTTCCTGGAGCTGGCAAAGGAGAGGAATGAAAACCTCCATCTTGATTTCGGTTTCTACAGTCAAAAACCAGTCTGGAATGTAGTCAGGAATAACATAATCACTTTCGTGCAGCCGGTTTCCCCAAATTATGCCGCTCGTTTGAACGCTTGGCTATGTTTTGCAAACAACAATTTCGGCATTACAGAAGGCTTTGCCACCCTCTTCGAGAAGAAATGGGATGAGAGGCAGTTGGAGGATGTCAGCCACCCTGATTTTCGAACCAATGTCGACAAGATCAAACATGAAATCGAAGCGAAGATGAAGTAGTCTGAAATGCTAATCCCGCCTTAGTCTCGGATCATTCGGCCCATCGTAGCCCAGTTTCCGTAACAGGCTATCATACTGCCTGCTCTGAATCGTATTCTTTCGTCTTTCCTGCACCTGCCTTGCCGTGTTCTGGTTCGGCTGCTCTTTGGGCTTTGATGCCCGTATTCCCGGCATCTCCCGAATGAGCCGGACTCCCATTTCCAGGGCATCCGGCCCGTCCTTGTGCCGGTAGGGGAATTCGTTTAGCTGCTGAAAGAGCGTTTCAGAATCGTCCCGAAGCAATAGAAGGCCGGAGGCTACCAACGGCTGCAGTGCGCCCATGATCCTGGCTTCTTTGTCGGAGGTGTTGGACAGCTCTACAATCGGAATGGTTATCTTGTTGGCACTGGTCTTATTGAACTCCGAAACCAATCGCCGGAAGTTCAGGAGGAAGTATTCCTGGTTGGCATTGCTTTCGATACCGCAGATATTCCAGGGAAGCGTCTGGAGTGCCAGCATTAGATCCCGTTCGATAGCATCCGGTCGCCGCCTCTGGATGTCGGAGTAAGCCTCGTAGAATTTCCCATCCGGACCGAGACCCACGCCTATTATGGCGCTGTAGTCTGATTTCTCGGACTTGCCGAGGGATAGGTCAACGGCCAGCGCAAGGGTCCAGTCGCTCCAGCTCGGTGCCGGTGGGAAACGGTACCTCTGGATCAGGCCTTTGAATCGCTGATCTACTTCGGCCAGGGGTTCATTCTGTCGTTCCTGGGCGAATCCGATCGGATCCTGCGCCCGTTCTTCCTGGAGTGCCTTCAATGGCCAGGTTTGCGGCCAGGTAGAGAACTCGTTTCCCTCTTCGTCCACCTCGATGGCCTTGAACTTCTTCCGGTCCCAGTGCCCGTACTTCTGGTTATCCGTGAATATCTGCTCACCGACGCAATTCGGGGCGATGGTGGTATAGGCCACGATTACATCCAGGCCCCAGGCTCCACCCAGACGTAGGGCTGCGCGGTCGAGCCACCGCATCTTGCGGACCATGGTCGATTCGCTGGCCACGTCCTTCTCTTCATCCGGATCATCGATAAGCAATGCATCCGGCCTGGACTCTTTGCGCCGCTTACCACGGATACTGTTCAGGAATCCTTTCGCCAGGATCCGGGCTCCGCCCTGGAATACGATGTCCCCGTCTTTCCAGGAAACGGTCTGGCCCTTCTGATCCTTCTTCGGTCGCAGCTCCGGGTAATGCTCCAGGAGCACTGCATTGTCCTCGCATTCGTCGATGATCGCCTGGAGAAATCCTTTTGCAGATTCGAGGCTGCTGGAGATTATGATGGGGAAATTCCACGTCCGCGTGAGAATGAGCCAGAGCGTGCCGCAAAGCGTCAGTACCGTGGATTTACCGAATCCACGGGAGAGGGCTCGGGTCATCTTCACCGGATCCCTTTGCCGTCCGCGTAGGGCCTGGATGTCTTCGATCAGTGCTTTCTGCTGGGGGCCGAATGGGCTTCCAAAGTAGTGCCCGAAGTAGTGCCGGAGAAAGAAATGGAACTGCCCGCGCTTGCCTGTTGCCCGGCGCCTGCAGACGGACTTCTCCCGGTTCGTAGACTCGGTAATCTGGCCAGCATACTCCCGTTCCACTCTCCGGAAAGCCAGCTCAAGAACCTGCGGAGGAAAGCGATTCAGTCCGGAGGAGCCCAGCTCCGAAAGGATCCTCTGTCTAATTGACTGATTCGATGCCATGCTTGGATAGGATGTTGGCCATGATTCCAGCGGCCTCCTGGATGGCTTTTTCTCTGTCCGCCTGTTCGTCCGTCACATAGAGCAGGCCGGTGCGCTCCAGGTAGCGGAGGGCAATGGCATTATCCTGGGGGCTCTGTCGTTCAAAGGACTTCCGGAGTGCGGCCCTGGCCATCCGTGCGGTGATTCTCGCCTCGGCAAGAAGGTCCCCGTCTTCTTCATCCAGAAGAAACTTCACAGCCTCGATGAAAGCGGTTTTCTTTCTCCAGCGGTACAGGGTCTTCCGATCTATCTGCAGGGACTTGGCGATTTTCTTGAAATTGATCCCAGAGGCAACGAGTTCCGCAGCCTTTGCTTCAGTCTCCTTTAGCCCGGGAAAACTAAGGGGCTCTTCTTTCTTTGCGGTCTGCTGCTCCTTCTTGGTGGCTCGCTTTGGCTTCTTCTGGCTTTGCCCGTTAGTCGCCTTAGTGCCTTTCTTTTTTGCAGCCTTAGAACGGGCACTTTCTGGGGCACCTGGGGCATTCTTGGGTAGGGGTGGGTGCTGTTTGGAAGTGGCTTTCTTTCTTGGTGCCATAATGCAATATGATAAAGCCCTTGGTGGTTATCGGGTGGTATGCATCAATCGATCCCGTTCTGGTTTTAGGATGGTGGCTTTGGAGTAGTGGGTAGTGGTAGGTTTGGCCGATCAGTTCGGTCCACTACTGGGATGTTTATTGAGCTTTCTGGCCACATTAATGCTTTACGAGTATTGTCCTTCTGTCAGCTTCTCCCGAAATTGTTAGTATGTCAGCAGAAGGTGGAAATATGACCGCCAGACCAATTCAGATTGCAGAGTACATATTGTCCGAATGCAAGAAAAGGTGGCCGGAGCAAGCGGTGAGTACAATGAAGCTGCAAAAGCTCTTGTACTACGCCCAAGCGTGGAGCTTGGTATGGGATTCAACTGAGCTTTTTGAAGAAGATTTTCAGGCATGGGCAAATGGCCCAGTCTTGCCGGAGCTCTATCAAATGCATCGAGGCCGCTACAAAGTTGATGACCAGTGGGCGGCCGCTCATAGAGAGGCCAGTGGTTTTCCACCGTTTATACCCTCAACCGAGCAGGGTGAAACTCTGGATTCCGTTATTGAATTCTACGGGCCGAGATCTGCTCAGTGGCTTTCTGACCTTACGCATAAGGAGCAGCCTTGGATTGAGGCTCGTCGAGATTGTGGACCTCTGGAGAGATCCAATGAGGTAATTACTAAAGATTCGATGTATGAGTATTACGATTCTCTCGCTTAATGGCAAAACGAAAAGGAAAGTCGAAAAACCCTGCTATTGGGCCGGGAGTCCATCCGAAAGAGACCAAGACAGCGAACCACCATTTTGAATCGGATCCGGATCGAGACAATAAAAACCCGATCTCTTGGGTTCTTGGGAACATAGATTGGGACGGTCCATTTGGGTGGCAGGCCTTTAAACCCGGAAACCATTTAGAAGAGCTATTAAAGCAATTGAAACATTTTGAAAAGACTTCTTGGGATGATCTCTTAAGGCAAACCGGGGTCAACCACTCTAAGAATCATCCTATCCCCATTGAGAAAATCCACAAGAAAGCTCGGAAACGATTGAAGCATCTCGGTTTTGAGGACCAGCAGACCTTCTACTCATTCACTGTTGGCGGTATCCCCCGAATGTGGGGGGTTAAGCAAGGGGCTAAACTTGTTGTTCTTTGGTGGGATCCAGAGCACAAGATTTATCTCCGCTCCCACAAGTAGCCCATTTCATTGGCCAGCGTATCTCCGGATGATAAGAATTGACCCGACAAGGAGAGCTTGGCAAGCTTGGAGTGCCTGCGGCCCGGTTCTCGTTTACGGTTTATTCCCATCCTTCCAGAACGCACCGGATGCCAATAATTACCAGAGTCGTTATGCCGCCGCCAATGGCCCCTCCCAGGGCCGCGTATGCTATTGTCTCCCAGATCATCTCAAGTTTCCTCCCTTCGTTGTGTTATCGTAATTCCCGAACTTCTTCGCGGTAATCCTGCACCTGTTGTAGGATCGAGTTCGCAGCTTCATACATTCCGGCTTCCACCTCCGCAAGGTAGGATTGCGAGATCCCGAGAGCGTGGGCAAGGCCGGACTGGGTAAGCCCGAGCTGCTTGCGGATGGTTCGGATCTCCAGGCCGGTTGCGCTGTAGCGTGAGTCTCGTTCCCAGTACCGTGAGCGCGCTTTCTTCAGGCTGTCAGAGAGGACTGCCTGCATCTTATCCGGACCTGAATTGATCTGCTGGCTGTGCAGGGATACCTGGCAGATGTAGAGTCCGTCTCCGGCATCGATCAGGTTCACCTTCGCCTTGCGATACTTTGAACGCCACTCCTGGGCGACCATTTCCTGAGTGACCTTTTCGCTCGTTTCGCCACGGATGTATGAGAGGTCTTTAAGGACAGTGTTTTCGGAGATCCCGATTTCCGGTGCAATCTCTCTCACTCTCTTTCGCGTGATTCGGGCCTCCAGGTCCCAGAACTCCGGCGCGATTCTCTCATAAATGCGGTTGCGGATCCGGCGAGTAACGGACTGCCGCCCGGTATTGGATCGAATGAGCTTTCCTATGCTGCCTTTCAGGGGGATATCCCGGATCTTCCCCGGGATCGCGGTCCATCCGAGCAGTTTGCAGGCCTTGACCCTTTTGTGTCCGGAGATTATATATCCTTCACGGTTTACGAGAATCGGCTCTTCTAAGCCATCCCGGGCAATGGAAGCGGCCAGGTTCTTGATGAATTGTGAACTGGCCTTGAATATGTAATTGTCTGGATGTTCTTTGAGGTCGGATATATCCAGATCTATGACCTTTTCGGCATGGTGGCTTTTCAATGTGTTCTGCCTCCCATACCCGGTATTCTTCTGATTTTTTCGTTTATCGGGCAATGTCTCGACTGGCAATGTTCTTCACTCCTTCCTAAATCTCAAATTCCTTGCCGCAGTTCCAGCACCGGTAGGTATAGAAGTGCGCAGGCCATCCGGTGCCACCTTTATGGACCGAGTAATCATGGAAGTCTCTCTTGCCGGTTGACGCTTCGCAAATCTCGGGAACCCGGGCGATCCCGAGGTATAGGCGGACCCACTTAAATGCTTTATTCATCACTGCTTTGCCCGCATCCAGGATCCGCTTTCTTATGCAGATGCTCTCATCCAGAAAATAAGGAGGGACCCCGTATAGCCGGGCGTATGCATTGAGACGTTGTCGTTCTTGTCTGCACCGAACAACCCTCCCGGCCAGGGCTGCTATGGTATAGAGCGCAGAGGCGGATAGCAGGCCGAGGGCGAAGGGTAAAAGCTGGTCAACTGGCATTGACTGCCTCCGCGTCTTCCCTGGGTGAGAGTCCGAGGTCTATCTTTGCCCGGCGCAACATATCGCCCAGGTCCTTCGCCCGGGGATCGCGCTTATTTTCTATGTCCGCGCAGGCATCCGCGTGAGCCCAGCCAACTCCGTAAATGACTGCTTTGGCTACCTGCTGTTCCAGCCTATCCAGGCACTCCGTCGTCGGGTAGATTCCTTCCGGCGAAGGCGTATCGAGCATTTCACTGACGATCCTTGAAAGGTCTCTTCTCCAATCCGTCACACTTAAAGATTCTTCATTCATGTCTTTTCACCATCCTTTCATTACTAAAGGCTCCAGCATGGCGGCCTCTCTATCGAGGCCATTATCCAGAAGCCAGAGCCACTTATCTCGAACCGTAATCTGTTTATCATAGCATTCCGGGTTGCCTGGCCATGAGTGCCAGAACCGATGGAGCGTTGTTATCCACGCGGGATCATAGGCGCAATAATCCCGATGCGGAAACCTCCGGGGGAGGAGATGCGCTGAATCGCAGGGCTTTCCGCCGGTCTTTCTGCAGCGGCCCCCGTTCAGCTTCTTCCGTTTCCGCATTGCCCATTCGATCTTCACGGAGAGCTTTGCGAACTCCGGGAAGTCCGGGTAAATCTCGGCAAGGCGCTGGGAGTGCGTCAGGAGCATACCGGCACCTCCATGCGCTCCATTAGAGTCTTGATTACTTCGGCAGCGAGGGGAGGGACTATCGCATTCCCGTAGGCGCGCAATCGTCCCATTCTTGCGGGTATCCCATGAGCCATCGGGCTAAGCCCGGATTGTATTGGCCTCGGCCTGCCAATGGGGAAGGGGATGCGGTCAAATCCGTCCCAGGGGCCAGACCCGCTATCGCAGCCTGTCGTGGGAGCTGGTCCAGGCGGACCCGGGGGGATCCGTCCGGGTTGACTCCGGCAATGCTCTGCCCCGGGGAGTCTTTCCAGTCCCGTGCTGCCGGTGTTCCCCAGCCACCCAACGAACCAGAGTCGCTGTCGGATGTGCGGTGCGCCGACGCTACAAGCTGGTAGTACTGCCGCCCCCGTGGAGTAACCTTCGTCTTCCAGTGCATCGAGTAGATCATCGAGCCAGGAGTCCTGGGCGACTGCAGCGGCAACCTGTTCACCAAAGATGAAAGGAGGCCGGAGGGCTCTGACCAGACGGATCCATTCGGGAGCAAGGTGCCTTTCGTCTCTGATTCCCGCCTGCCTTCCTGCGAGAGAGAACGGCTGACATGGTGGTGATCCTGTAAAGACGGGCCGATCATCCGGCCATCCTGCCTGTCGGAGGGCGATGCTCCAGCCTCCGATTCCCGCGAAGAAGTGGTGCTGCCGATACCCGGCAAGGTCGTCTGCTCTGACATCTGCGATGCTCCTGGTGTCCACGTCGCCATCGGCTATGAGTCCTTCATCTATGAGATTCCGGAGCCATTGTGCGGCGAAAGGGTCTATTTCATTGTAGTATGCCGTCATTGTTATCTCGTATGCGCGAAATCCGGGAAAAGATCCTGCTGGCCGAGGGCCTTCTGGCAGGCCGGGTTCAGCCACAGGCATTCGATTCTCTCATTCCGCTTGTTGTCCCTGGTTCGCTTCTCGACTCGCTTCCATCCCGCTCGCTCAAAAGTGATCTCGTAGAGCTTCGATGGATAGCCGCAGAGGACGATCATGGAGAGGCTTTTTCGGAGCCTGAGAAATAGAATGAAGTGCTCCCAGATGCTCATCATTTCATGCTGGTAGGCTCGCCCGGCTTTGCGGCAGATTCCGAGATAGGGTGGGTCGACGAAAAAGAGAGTCTCAGGGCTGGAGCACTCCTTGAGGAGCTTGCCATAGTCCTTGCTCTCGATTACCACTCCCCGAAATCGCATTGCAGCCCGGTACAAGGGCCGAAGGTCTGCAAACATGGAGGCCGGTCGGTAACCACCGCTGGAGAAGACATTTCCATAGGACCGGAAGGAGCCTCCGGCCCGGTTATTGCTCATGTTCATCCAGCAACGGGCATAGAATCGACGGGCGGTTTCCAGTTCGGATTCCGTCGAAGTCCGGGTTATCTCGAATTCGTCCCGGGAGTAAGCGGTGAATCGGATAGAGCGGATCAGCTCCCGGGGTCGATCCCGGAGCACTCGAAAGAAAGTGCAGAGCTCTCCGTCCACGTCGTTGTAGTATTCAAATCGGGCGCGGTCCTTTCGCAGCAGCACGGATCCGCCTCCGCCAAAAAGGTCAACATACACCTTGTGCGCCGGGAAGTGCTCGAGGATCCAATCCGTTAGTAGCCATTTTGAGCCGTTGTATTTCAGAACGGGTCTTTCCATGGATCCTCTCAGCGTTTAGAAACAATTACCTCGTTTATGGCTTTCCTGGCGGACTCCAGTTTTTGAATGTCCTCCTGCTTCAGGCCGCCGGTTGCCAGCTTGATGAATTCCCGGGCCGCATAAATGCGGTCTGGTTGTCCCGGATCGAATCCGGCTTCTCTTAGAAGATTCCAGAGCATCTCAAGCTCCTGGTTTCGGCGCTCAAGGCGGGCTTTGTCTCTTCCAAGGTTTAGAATCTTCTCTGCCGTTTTATAGGCGATGAAGTGGCCGAGTTCTCGGTCGCTCCGCTTTCCATCTTTGAGATCCTGGAAGTAGTCCCTTCGTGCGTCACGGCCAGATATGTCTCTGGTTATCTCACAGCGACACATCAAGAGATAGCGATACAGGCTGTTCGGGATCGGTCCCTTTCGGTAGACCGCCTTCTTTTTCGTGAAGACTTTGGTTTTCGTGCTGGCTACGGTAAGCAGCCCGGCTTCCGGAGGCAGTTCGTCCGGACGGATGATTCCAGGAGGGGCTACAAAATAGAATTCATTGCAATAGTCCAGATACCCATGCCACTTTGAGTCCCTGGTGAAATCAGAGCGGGATACCTTGATTTCGTAGCCGATAGTACTCGGCCTGCTCCAGGACTTTTTCATGGCCCAAGCATCCAGGATAAGCAAGCCGTTACCGGTGGGTCCGGTCTTTACCTCATCGACAAAGACATCATCCTTGTGGCGGGAGCGGAGGAGCCGGAGGATTTCGCTCGCATTGCACTTCAATTGCGCACCTCCCGGCCTCTCTGTTTTTGTGTATGGATAGAAAGCGGCCCGATTTCCTGGCCGGCCGACGCCCTGGCCAACGCCTGGACCAGTTCATCTCGGCGAAAGGAAAGAACGTGGTCTCCTTCTACCACAAGGATTACATAGTCGCGGTCGACCACTGTATAACCGTCGCCCTTTAGATGAAGGGAGCCTGCTGACGTGATCGCTGGTGGCTGATCGACAAATTTGAATAGTGCCGACAAGCGAATTGCATCGGTGATTCTTCTTAGCTCCTTCCGGAACTGGGATTTGTTGGGGAGCTTCATTTTCGTACCTCCAGAACTTTGAACGATAGCACCCATACCGGAGGATTCTGTGCCCAACCGTATCGTCGCCGCTCCTTCGGGCCACGCCCGTTGTTAAGAAAATCCCAGAGGATTCGGAACCTTTCGACTGCTGAAAAAGTCTTGTACTCACCGGTGATGGGAACCGGTCCACAAGTGGAAACGCCTTCGGCAATCGCATCGGCTTCGGTAATCGAGCAGAGTCGTTCGGCTCTTAAGGCTGTGACCTCCAGCAAGATCCTGGAAGCCCATCGCGGCATGTGAATGGAGGGAACCTGGCCGCCAAAAATGGCACCGTTGTGACTGGCCAGCCTGCCCCAGGCTTCGCTGGCTTCCTCGGAATTCTCAATAGGGATGAAGGAACCATCAGCCTCATATTGGACACCGTCCAATCCAGACTCCAACTCCCTCGCGCGGCAATTCTCACGAACCCACAAGCGCGTTCCAACTTGTCCATACGGACATCGCTCGAGAAGTTCTGCGTTGGTCAGGTTGTGATACCGGCCCTGTTTATCCTGAATCAGCCAGTCGAATTGCTTGAAATCGCTTTCTCGAATGCTCTTGATCTGTCCCCAGCCGGAAAGCCGGTTGATGATCCGGCGGGTAATGGTCTTTCCGTTGCCGGGCGAGTAGTGCCCATCCAGAATCCTCCGGACCATGTCTCCGCTGAAGATCATTGGCTTTTCCTGGACCTTTATGGCATTCATTTTGCGGCCTCCACGGCGAAGAGCTCCGGTTGAGATCGTTTTGATCGATTCAGGTAGGCCTCTGCCTCATCCATAAGGACCTCAAGAGCCCGGATGCACTTCTGGGGAAGAACCGGACCATCCATGTCGTTTAGGTCCTCTTCGGGGAGGTACGGAGTATTCAGGACCAGTGGGCTGTTGGAGTCGTTCAGCCCTCGCATCGATGTGATGCTGGCTCCCAGGATCTCGTCCTCACCTGCGTAGCCGAAGGTGACTCCACGGATGGAGTGGCGATAGAATTCGGCTTCCATGTCCTCCGGATGCAGTTCGCAGATTTCGATAACGGAAGGGATCAATCCCTGGAGGGCCTCCACAAAGTCTGGATGTGGTTCATCCAGGCTGCTCATGGAGTATTCGTCCCAGGCATCCCCGTTTGACTTCTCCCATACCAGGGAAACCCGAAGTGGATCCCCGGTGTATTTGATCTTTCTGAATCGAATTCTATCTCTGTTCATTTCGCACTCCTTGATAGGTTGCAAGATGGATCAGTTGTCCATCTTCGGGAACGTTCTGCGGACGCTGTCGCGTAGCCGCCTCGATTTGCTTCCCCACTACAATGGCCCACTCGAAGCCCAGGATGTAGCAATGAGCAAGGCGACCGTCGAGGTCGATCCTGCCAGGGCCGTTCAGTATGTTGCTGGCCGATGTGTCCATGGACTCACCCCGCGACGGCTGCTCTCGCCTCCAGATAATCCCAGACTTCTCCGGCCTCTTCGTCGCTCATTTCCCTCGCCGATTTGTGAAGGTTTCGAAGGATTCGAAGTGTTCGCTGATCTTCCGGGGGGTATCCTGGTACAGGCGGATAATCTGTTCCGGATCCTTCCCACCGAACCATGCCATCCATCGGAGGATCCCCGTTCTGTCTTTCTCTGGAATGGCTGATACGATTCTCTGGATCTGATTTAATTCCAGGTCGCTGTTTCTGGAAATCTCCATGGCATACGCTTTTCGGATGCGTTGAGTTTCCGACGGCCCGTTGTGGGTCTGGGTAGGTCTGGTTTTCGTTGCCTGCATGGCGGGCTCCTAATGCCTCCAGCCTGGGGCTGGGTGTTGTTTTCCCTGTGCCGTTTTGGAGTGATCTTTTATGTTCCGCACCTCTGGACCGCGAATCATGTCTCGCTGCTCTGAGCCGCGATTCTGGATTCTCACGGGCGGTGAGATTCTCACTTCTCTGCGAATCAGTGTGAACTTGGTACAAGTTGCTCCTCCCATATCCGCGTCTCTGTACTGTAATCCAACCAGCTTGCTTGAGCTGCTGGATCACCTGGCTTATTCTGCGGGTTTTGATTTGCGACTGACCATGATCTTCAATTCGTTCGGCTATCGCCTCCAGAGTAGGGAAGCAGACTTTGTCTTTTCCCTGAAAAGAGGCCAATGCCGCATATACCTGCAGTTCCTGCCGGGTCATTTGGGCAATCGCAGCAAGAGGAACCTTTGCCCATATTATGCTAATGTTTGGATTGTGACTCATCATTACCTCACCAGAGATGTATTGCGTAATAAACGGAGAAGATCAGCAAGATGCTGATTCCATAGGATATGACCAGGAACCGACGGTTTCGGTGTCGGTCCGCTCTCCGCCTTCTGCTGAGATACCGCATATCCGATGCGAAGAAGCTGGATCTTATCGTTGCTTCCATTTTAGTCTCCCGTGTAATCGTGGCGGCGACCTGAAGGCCGCTCTCTGTTTTCTATCCGGATTGTATAGTCCGGAATCTCTATGACCTTCCCCGAATAGCGCTGCAGGCGCGTTATGGCAAAGGCCAGGTCTTTCTGTAGCTGAAGGGCCGTTTCTCTGTCCTCGATTGGATGACCGTCCAGAAGTAGCTGGAAGTCCGCGTACTGGATCCGTCCTTCGAAGACCTTTCGACCATAATCGGGCGGCTTTGGTGCTACAGAGGGCCCATTGTCTGTTCGATTGATATTCAATGACTCCATTGCTGCGTTCTCCCTCCAAACGGATGATTGCCGAAAGCGGCCTATGCGGCCGCGTCGGCGGAATCGCTGGGGTCGTAATTCTTCTGGATTGTCCAGATTCGGAAGGCAGAGGAGAATGCGGCCAGAGCCCTGGAGCGATCCTGGTCGGACCAGATCTTGCTGAAGTAGCGTCCAGGTTGGTTCTTGTCCATGACCAGGCTGGCGACGGCGTCAATGGTCATCATTTCCTGATGCTCCATGGCCTCTGCGTATGCAGACATCTGATAGCACCATTCTTCGTAGAAGTTGGGCTTGGGCTGGCCTTTCTTGTCGTCTTTCACATACTGGCTCTTTATATCTGCCAGGACGGTTCCTATGCCCGGAATCTCAAGAAGAAGGTCCGCAGTGCCCGCGTATCCTTCGGCGACCACGACCTTTTCAGATGCCAGTATCCGGGCGTCCGTCTCCCGGAGCCATCGCCTGAAAGCGACTACGTGGCGAGCCACGGTTCGGAATTCCGGTGAGAGCTCTCCGGTTTTTGCGAAGTGTTCAATGGCCGCATGAATCTGCTTTCCGGTGTCCGCTGCGCTGCTGGCCTCGGATTCCATATCCTCAACCACTCGCTTTGCGAAGTCTTCCGTCGGTTCATCCTTCTTACGGGGGAGGGTAAGGGAAGCCATGATAGCCTGCTCCAGCTTCCAGGACTCCAGCCCCGGCTTGGCCACAACCTTCAGTACCGTGGTAACCGATGGCAGAAGGCCAAGTTTTCGAGCGTCAGCCAAAGTGGTTGGCTTTCGGTCCTTCCGCTTTTTGTCGGCATAGGGAACGGTATGCATCGGCTCGCCGTCCCGCGTATACCAGTGGGCATCGCTTTTCCTCTGGATCAGACTCATTTGGCACCTCCAGCAGGCGCGAATAGCCCCAGACCAGGTTCTTCAGAGGGTTCTACTGCATGGGACTGCTCTTCCTGTTCCTCGGAGTCACCCGGGCGTTGCACGTTCTCCAGGGCCTGGGTCACCTGTTGGATGGCCGAGTCTGCGGCATTTAGCAGGCTCTCCTTTTCGTTTTCCGTAACGATGCCTTCCAGTTTCTGCTCGATGTAGCTTCGGATTCGTTGTAGGCGTTCCAGATCAAGTTCGCCCATGGCCTCTTCGATACCATTGTTTGCCCTGATGAACGTTTCGGAAGGCTCGGATTGAGGTGCTTCCGGCGCCTCATTAATGGTCTTTTCCGTACGGCCAGAGCCAAATCCTTCGCCGAAATCCATTACTTCTTCGGGAACATAGAGGCCTTCGGCGACCTCCGGTGCGAGTGCCTTTACACCTTCGGAAATTACCCGGGCGGAAAGCATTTGCCTCGGATACATCTTCCAGTTCTGCTTGTCCGTAAGACCCGCCTTTTGTGCCATCTCCATCGTCCATTTGATTGTGATGACATTCCCCTGGCGGTCTGCGAACTCGGCCTCGCATACGCGATCGTCTCTCCGGATCCATCGCACCTGGTTTCCGGCCTTCTTGAAGTCTGCCAGCATTGTCTGGCTCTTTAATGCCGGTCGCCCCTGGATGATGTCATAACGCTGCACTGCCTTCATCGGGTGCATGCCCGATGCCTGGCAAAGAAGCATCAACGCCATGGCCTGAGACTGGTCTTTCATCCCAAACAGGCCGGATTTCACTATTGTGTGGGCCATCTTTTCGAGCTCCGGCAGCGAATACTGCGCCGGAAGCTCGGGCGACTGGTCCTGTCGCATTGCTATGTCTTTCTCGGACATACACTCCCTCCAAATTCTAAAGTCACGCAGCGGAAACGCTACGGTCTGTATGTATCGATCAACTGCTGTGATTCTCGAAGATCCGGCTCCAGGCACTTCCGGCACTTGTCGTACTGGTAGAGCTTTACTCCCTTCGCCCCGCACCCGGCGCAATGCGGTTCTGCAATGGCGGACTCCAGCATATCCTGGAAGCCCGTTCCTCCGCCCGCCGAAGGGGCCGGTGCGATTGCAGGTGGTGCGGTCATTCTTTCAGTGCTCGTTACGATCATGGTTTCCCTCCTTTGACTCGATGGCATTGAGCGTTTTGCTTCTGTAGCTCTCCTGATCTTGTAGCGGTAGAATAGGGCATTCGCTTGCCGGGTCATGCTCCAGCACCGAATCGATCACTCCGAATCGGACCTGTGCGAGGACCGTTGGGTGGTGACACTGGATCGAGATATAGGCATCGTGGATGTGATGCTCCAGCCGGACATGCGGGCAGTGGTAGCAATGGCTGCAGTCCTCTCGGGCAAGATAGGCGCGAGTCCATTTGTCCAGGGCACCAAGGGCCTTCTCATGTGCCCGATCGTGCTGGGTGGCCAGTGCTTTATGCATTGCAGGCCTCCGGTTCATCGTCGCCGTAACGACGGTGGTGGATCGAAACCAGTGATGCGGTCACGATGTAGAATAGGCCCGGGTGCTTGGACTCCAGCCGTTCCCTGCTGTTATCAAGAACCTGCAGGATGTAGTCCGGGGCGAAAATGCCGATCATGGCCAGGTATTCCAGCCAGAGTGTTGTGTGCTCCGGTCTTACGACCTGCCCATATCGCTTGATCTCCGGGCGCATGCGTTCTGCCAGAGCAGGGGATAGCTGGAGGCCTTCCTGGTATTCCAGATACAGGGCCGACGAAGCCATGTTCTCTTCTTCCGCTTCCAGGTTTCCTTCAAGTCCAAGCAGGGTCCGTGCACTCATAACAGGCCCTCCCGTTTTAGGAGTTTCCGTATTCCGTCGACGCCCCGCTGGTAGACTCGGGTTCTATACGTGACCCCGGTTTCACCGTCCTTCTTCGGGTATTGCTGCTCCACGACTCGGAACCATCCGAGTTCGATATACTGCTGGCAGGGGAGGTTGTCGGATTTCAGGACCTTTTGTCTTCGCAGGAACTGGAAGAGCTTGTTTGGCCCCAGGCCCGGCACCTGAAGGTTTTTGGCCACGTCGCCGATGAGAAGGGTGTCTTTGGAATCTATGATGGCATCGTAAAACTCAACCTTCGGTTGCTGCTGCTCGATCTTGCGCTGGAAATCGGCGGCCAACTGCAGGGCATCGGCGAACGATTGAGGAACCTGATACCCACCCGTTTTACGGATCTGAGGAAGAACTTCGTGAGTCACCCAGCGTTTGAAAGCGCGCGCCTCTGCCAGATTGCTCCTCAAGATCAATGAATACAGTCCTGGCTCGTTTATGACCTGGATGTTTTGAAGTCCGCCGCGGGTGTAAACTTTAGTGACACCCTTTTCGTCAGCGTCCAGACGCTGCAAAGCCATGCGGCTGTTTGTATGTTTTAATGCCTGGCAAACATCGGTGGCGATCCACCATGGCTCACCGTTTCGAATCACCACTCGAACCGGGTTTTTGCCGAACTCGAAAACATGCGGTTTTTGCTCTGGCTGAACCGGGGTCAGGGTTGTCTGACTGCTCATCGCGCTACCTCCTGTGGTTGAATAAGGCAGACTGCGATATCGACTCCTTTCGCCCGCCCATGCCCCTGAACACAGTCTACCAGCTCCTGGAATTGCTCATCTTCCCAGACTGAAGGTGAATCTATGCCGACGATAGAGGTGCTCGGCTTTTCTGGTATATATTCAATCCATGACCGGGTCGGGTAGTGATGCTCGATGTGATCTCGGATCGCTTCTGGATCCCGGCTCAGGACCGCATTGGCCAGGTAGAACTCTTCTGCCAGTGTCACCGCTCCACCTCCAGAACCTGGATTCCGAGGTCGGACGGAGTGACGCCGAAGTCAGCTTCGAGGGCTCGGATCGCGCGGTAGGTTTCGGTACCTTTGAATGCGTATTTTGGGCGCCGATAGAAAAGCCTTGTCAGGATTGGATTGCGCAGGTTGTGCTTGCGGCACCATGGCCGAATGGTCCCATGTTCCCGGATTATTCGGGCCTTGACTTCATTTCCCGAAATGATTTCTGCTTGTGTTTTATTTTTGCTCATGGTATTGCCCTGATTCGGTCGATGTTGTCTGTAGACAACAGATGGTGTCAGAGGGCACAATTTCAAGCTAAAAATTGTCGGAGGACAACTTTTTGACAGATTCTGAGTTACAAGAACGGATTTTGACAGAAACAGGGATGAAATACGCCGAGCTGGCTGATGCACTGAGTTTCAATCGAGCGCATATATCTCATGTGAAGTCTGGGAAAAAGGCGATTCTGGCCGAATACAAGATGCGCTGCGTAGAGCGACTCCGCCGACCAGGATACCGTTTCAATATTTTCTGGTTTGAGGATCCTGAGAAGCACCCGTTCTGGGTGCCGGAGGACTACTGGCTGAACCAATTCGATCCGGAATTCCAGGTTCTTGCCCAGATGAAGCCTGATTTCATGGAGGCTCTAAAGCGTGTGGCGCGGCTGCCTCCGGAAAAACAGGAGCGATGGCTCAATATGGCCCGGGACTTGTTCAATCTGGGAGAGGGGTAAGCGGAAGAAGAAACCCGTGGCAGGATTGTCCTACGGGTCGGTTATAGAAGAATTTGAAAAGTTGTGGAAAACGTGTGTAAACGTTTGTGTAGTGTCTCTCTCGGATCCTACGATGTGCCGATCAGATAAAGAGAGGGCGCTCCATGGACTTGGAAGACTACGCAGAGAAAATGGAACAACTTATAGCATTACTGGAAGAATTGGAGGCGGAAACCGCCAGGGAAGCGGAAAACGGACGGCAAGCGGAGAGGAGCAAGGGGGTCTTGGATATGGCCAGGGGCCTCCTCGGGCTGGCCGGTGAGGATTAAGCCTTCTTTCTGGGCGGTCTCCAGGCCAGAATATGAGCTTGAAATCCTGGGGAATTCTTGGTTTCGTACCGAAATAGAGGGTGAAGCGCATCTATAGGAAGGTTATCGTGGGAGATCTCAAGCCAGACACATTTCTTCTCCTCAAAGGGGACGGCCTCTCTCCTGAGAGCGTACCTCTGGATGTATTAACAAAGCTCCTCGAGGCCTTTCGGAGCCTTTATCGTGGACTCCCTGCTGATCCACAGACGGGCGACCCTTTCTACGTTAGCTTGGTTGAAATCAAGAGCGGCAGTTCTGGCTACGGATTTGCGTTCCACGATCCAGACCTTGGGAAAAGGCGGACCGCCCTCCTGACGACTGCGATTCGCGAGAAGGATGCGACCGCGCTTCCTCCGGAATTAATCAAACCAGCAAAGACCTTTTTTCGTACGGTGCAGAAGGATTTGGGCTACAGAGTAGAATGGTACATGGCTGGCCAAAAAAGCCCGGAAGTTAGCCTAGACCCAACAGACATGGTCGCCTTTCCGGAATCTGGTCGAGTCCGGGGGCATACCACCATCCGATGCAAGGTAATAAAGGCTGGCGGAGTGAGATCCACAGTTTCTATTTCGATCCCGGGACATTCCAGACCACTAACTTGCCAAATTACTCGTGAGCTTGCCGAGGAGTTTGGCCAGAACCTCTACAGGACAGTAGATGTTCAGGGTATAGGAGAATGGACAACTGACACTATCGAATTGGTGAGCTTTGTTCCCGATGCCTTTTCGCAAGTTCCCGATAGCGATTTTCACAAGGCGCTCAAGACCTTGCGTTCGATACATACTAAAGAAATGAAAAGAATGGCAAACACTAACGGGCTTACCCTGCTCGAAACTACAAGTCGGATTCGTTCTGGGCTGCCGATTGATGAAAAGGAAGCCTAATTGTGGACCCGGTTGTTCTGGATACGAATATTCTCGTTTTTGCCATTGAAGGTCCATCGGAGCCAAACCAGGACACAGATCTGAAGCAGCGCGCAGAACTCCTGGTTGAGAAAGAATTAGAGAAAGAATCTCGAGTGTTGCTGCCTACTATTTGTCTGGCAGAGCTCTTGGCGCATAATCAGCGCAATCGAAGCAAAGCGCTGGAAGCATATACGCGTCTAGGATTGGAAATACGGTCATTTGATACTCCGGCTGCCATGCATTATGGCAGACTATACAAAGCAGCGCTAGCAGAGCGGAAGTCGGCTTCTCCTTCCACTCGAGCGATTCTAGGCAACGATGCGCTTATTGCCGCCACGGCACTCGCCAGCGGTGCAAGCAGAATTTATTCCCACAACACCAAGGACTTTAGGAAATGGGTAAAAAACTTGGGAGACACGTTGGCAGTGCTAGACATCCCACCACTGGCTGCACTCGTAAGCCCCGGGGATCCTGATCAGCTCATCCTTTCACAAGCGGAAGGTTTGGAGCCTTAGTTTACCCGTACACCTAGCATTGTCGCTGACTGGAACGAGACATAACCTACATTATCGGAAGTTGTTGTATTTGAACCTTCCTCGCAGTTTTGATGCGAAGCCCACCCGCAACAATACCTCCAAACATTTACCGCTTGACTCATGCCTGTTTTGGCGGGTAATAACTCCACCTCATTAATGGAGATCAGCTATGAAATTAACATATTTAGGTATATTGGTAATACTTTTGTTTTCAGGGTGCACCGTTTTTCGGACCGCTAAAGCAGAGCTTGGCTCTCGCACAAATGCCCCTATTAGCGAAATGCGCACTTTGAACGTTTGTCCGTCCGAATCGGCTCTACTCGAGAGGAAATGCCAGCCAAACAAAGAGACATGGCATTGGGCCGCAGGGGGGACGAATGAAAGATCTCTGAAGGACGACAAATGGCGACCGATACTAACGGAATGGTCGAAGTTGAACAAGACAGAAAACCTGGGCCTGGACAATAATGAGCTCAGGGAAAAAGCTTACACTTCCTACATCGCCAGCCTCTACCTATACTACCCGGTGAATTACCCCTGGTATTCTTGGGTGGTCAGGGGCCGCCCAGAAATGATGACCGTTTCGCCAGCATTGCTGAGGGAATTATCCACCGATGAGGACGGGCCGGGCGAGCCCACTAAAGCGGGGACAAATCTGTCGGAACTAATGGAGGCCGTCGATTTGGGAGGAACCCCGGATTACGTCGAAATTGATGTCTTTGTGAAAATACAAATCATTAATAAGATTGTTTCAGAGATCATGAGTAGCATAGATGAAGGGCAGTTGGCGGGCGGCGTAACGCTGGAGAACTTAGAGGTCAGCCTCAAAGCAAATTTGGACGATGAACTAAACGCAAGCAGCTTCGGCACGCTTCAGATCGAGTACGTTAGGATCGCAACCAAAGGTAATAGCGAATATAGTATAAAGGAAAGTTGGGCAGCTTGCAGACTGTATTCCTCCTACCTTGAAGGGGCACCATACATCAAGTCTGTGAATGGATGGTTTGTTCAGGGATCAAGCTCTATCGACTCCGAGACGAGCAAACAAGAGATTGAGGCAGCCATTGGCTCTGCTATAGAAGCTAGTATCAAGGAACTTGAATTAGGTCCCGAAGTGGGCAACGCCTTAAAAGGACTGAAGGGGCAATTTGACATCAAGTATGTCAGAAAAACCGTAAAGGATGTTGTGGGATCTGCCTACACAACTCAGAATCCCGTATTCATCCCACTCCATATAGAGATCGTGGATTTTAACGAGAAGCTTCTCGGGGTGATCAAAGAGCGTTGCAATCCAACCTCAGGAACACCGGAGAAATAGATACGCTCGCGGGGGTGTCGTGGAGGATTTCGGAGTCACCATGGCATCCCCCCTCCCCTGTCACGCGGCTAACAGCCGAGATGTGCCGGGGTGCAATTGAATCCGACCGCCTAGCCCAAGATTACCACTCAGTATCCAGATTCCGCATTCCGATTGGTGCGGGCAAAAGGATTGAATATCGGTGGACCCTCATGAACTGTAGGAGCCCGCTTTACTCTTGGATCGCGAATTTAGGACCGGCAATACCGACTAGCTCCAGCTCCCTTCCCCTGGTTGATCGGTGATGGTCGCCGGAGCCCCGGCAGCATGTGCATCCGTCTGGCCGTTCACCGTTACATTGACGGTTCCCGACTTGATGAACCGCTCTACTATTGCTGCATATTCAGCATTGAATTGCTCCACCGTCTCGATATCATCCCGTTTCATTAGAGCATTCAGTTCAGATTCGAAGGTTGCTTTGTCCGCCATGGGATCCTCCTTTTGCTACGGTCCTACCTGCATGGGCTTCGAAGCTGGACCAGGGAACGATGCCTTCAGGTGTCCATGCTTGGAAGCTGGCATTTCTTCCGGAGTGCCTTTCTTCCAGGTCACTTCGCCGGTCACATCCAGATCCCCCTCTATGCGCACCTTGTCCGTCTTGATCGTAATTTCATCGCTGGAGAAATCGATCTTGAAGACCGTTTCCGTGCCCTTCTTGATTACGTACTCATCATCCTGGTAGCGGATGCTCCAGCCGGAAGGATGAAAGTCGGCAAAGTCTTCACTATCTCCGGCTCCGACGAAGCTCCCAGAGTCGGGGGATTTCTCGAATTGCTCCAGATCCTTAGAATGCTTCTCCTGTCCAGGAGTAGGATACCAGTTCACGACCACCGGGTTCTCCGGTGAGCCCCCGATGAAATCTATAAGGACTCTCTGGCCCTCCCGGAACTCTGCAAGTCGGCCCTTTGCCTCTGCGTCTATGACCGATCCCCCCGGGAGCAGCACGTTCTCCAGATAATCTCCTGTCAGCGTCTGGACATTGCACCGGAATCGACTCTTCACTTCATCGATGTACCCCCAGAGCGCCGGTGCTCCCCGGCGGGTAAGTGGACCAGCCAGCGCCTTGAGGCCGATACCAATGGGTCGTTCGTCAATCATGCCCATCAGAAGACCTCCAGGAAGAAAGTTCGATTGCCGTTTATGGAGGTCACCCCGACAAGATAGACCAGAGAATTCCCATCCTGGCGGATTCCCGTTATTCGCGTAGACCGGATCCGGGGGTCCGCCTCTATCTTTGCCAGGAGTCGGTCTATGTAACGGTCTTTGAAGAAGTTCTCCTGGACTTCCCCTATCTTTGCGGGGTTGCCAAAATCAGGATACATGGGGAGCCCGCCCTCCGGCGTATCGATCTGGTCGATCACATTGTTCATCAGTGCTGGCTCGCCCTCGACCACATCCAGATCTCCGTTCGCAGCCACGGCAAAATCCCTCTGGTCCGTAAGTGCCAGGTCTTCCCCGAGCACTCCCCGTTCAATATCGGCATTCGTCGGGCTGGCCGGTTGGGAGGCCCACACCTGGAGGTTATGCTCGTAGGGGATCTTGATAGATTCGCTTACGATGCCCTGCCCTCTTCTCTTCCGATTGTATGCGGCCAGAGCGGAACCCAGATCAGGGTCTTGCATGTACTTCTCTGCGAGCGATTCCCAGGTATCTCCGCCTATGGCTTTGTGGATGATGTACTGATTGTCTGTCGCCGCCTTCTTTATGTAGGCTTCCAGATCAATGACCGCTGTTTGCGCCTCCAGCAGTTGCTCATAGTACGGTATTTCTATCAACGATTCGAAGTTCGATTCCGGGGTTGCCGCATAGGATTCCAGTGGCTGGTTGGGAGAGACGGTAATCAGTCCGAGTTCATCCATGGCGGCCTGAATTTCCTGGGCCATTTCCCGGAGACGGCGCTGGAACTCGGCTCTCGCAGAATTGGCCTTCTGAATTGCATTTTGTTCTTCTGGCTCTTCCCGAAAGCCCCGACCCACGTTGGCAAACGCTTCGGTGAAGTTGTTGGAAGCCAGACGGCCATCGCTTGAAAAGACTCCCCGCATCGTATCCCAGGAATTCTGGAGCTCGGTTCCTATCCGGGAAAGGTTCTTGAAGGCACCCGACATTCTGAGGAACCGGCCTGATAGCTCTGTAGGGAAGTTGACGATGTCCTTCAAGTCCTGCATGACCCCGCCGATTCCAGCTTCAAAATTTGCATTGAAGTACCTTTCGAGCTTGTTGGGCAGCTCGAAAGCAGTGTCCTTTTCGTCCTGTATGACGACCAATCCGATTTCCCACTTGTATGTGTTCGTATCCTGAGTGCTTCGGGAAATCTTGAAGCCATCGGGCTGCACTACCACTTCTACATGGCGCCGCCTTGCGTAATCGTGGAACATTAACGCAAAGTTGGAATAGCTGAACGGGTCTTTCTTCTCCTTGAATTTTGTGAGAATTGCGGCTGCCTGCTTATCTTCCGGTTCATAGAGAATCTTCTCATCCCATACCCCGGACATGATTGCCAGGAAATCAAAGAACTCCATTTCACCGGACCGGAGTCCCCCCATCCCGGGGACCGGAATGACTCTTTCCATGTAACCAACCGAGCGATCGTATAGCTTTTTTGCTGTCCCCGAGTAATCAGTAACGAGCCCCTTTGCATCGTCATAGATTGACTTGGCACCTTCAGTAACATCGCCGAATCCCAGGCCTTCCTCTCCATCATCGAAACGATCCAGGAAGGATCCGCCTTCGGAGCCCTGGGGCGGTCGAGCCAGAAAGTGAATGTGAAACTCGCCTTCCAGGGAAAGTATGTTATTGTCCGGGCCGTAATCCACCGTGGAGGACCCGCGATGACCGAAGGTGGGCATTGTGCGGACTCGAAACTTGTATTGCTCGGAGTAGCGGACTGGCCCGTTCAATAGGAAATATTCTCCCAGGGTTTCACTGGAAGGCTGTCCGTTGTCCTTTCGGGATCTGAGTTCGAATGAGAACAGATTCTCGGCCACGGATTGAGTCTATAGTTGCAGGCTCCATCGGTCCACGCAGCGAGCCGTTTGCCCGATGAGAATATAGCGTATTATTATCGGGCGCAATGGCGCTGAGCAGATATATCCCGCGTGCGGACGTAGAATACCGCCAGGCACTCGTCAACTACCTGATCTCCAGAGCTTCGCGCCTGAGCAATTTCGGTCCCGGATCCCGCATTGGCTCATTGCTGGAAGGTATAGCCATCGTCCTGGCCCGAGGTGACCGGGAAACACTCCAGGGCTTTGAGGCTGAAGCGGTAAATGCCGTCTATGAAGTGTTTGGCTTTCCCCTTCTCCCGGGGCTAAAGGCAACCGGACTGCTCCGCCTGGAGAAATCCGGACATACCCAGGCGATCAATTATCCGATCTTTACGATCGACCTTTTTGGTCTGCGCTTTGAAACCGTGGAACCTATTACCCTTCCCGTGGGCCAGAATGTGGTTCTGGTAGAAGCCCGGGCCATAGAACCGGGCGTTTCCGGAAATATTCGCGCCGGGGAGATCGATACCCTGGATGGTCGTGGAACGATATCCCCTCAGATCGAACCCGGAACTCGGGTCTGGAATCCGGCCCCTTTTGAGGGAGGCACCCAGCTTGAGACGGAGGAATCGCGAGCTGGTCGATTCAGGGATTTCATCAACAACCTGGGCCGTAGCACCCTGCGGGGTATATACAATGCGGTCATTTCTATCCCCGGTGTGGCCGGCGCCGTAGTAAACGACAACATCAACCCTATTTCTCTTCTGCCTCAGACCGGATGGGTCAATGTCTATGTGTCGGATGGAACCTCGAGCCCTCCACAATCGTTGCTTGATGAAGTGAAGAAGGTAGTCGTTGGCGAACTGCACCATCCAGACTACCTGGGGTATGCGGCGGGTGGGGCCAGAGTCTACGTTGGCTCGGTTGAGGTGACGGCCGTTAATGTATCCTATGAATACGTCCTTGTAGAAGGAAGCTCCCTGACAGACCAGGAAGCGGAAGAGAAAATTGAGCAGGCGGCCATCGGATACATCAACTCCCTTCCCATCGGCCAGGACGTGCTCTTCGAAACTCTTCAGGCCCGGATGCTCACGGCTCATCCAGATATCCTGAGATTGAATCTACTGTCTCCAGGATCAGATGTCGTGATTCAAGATCAAGACCTCCCCCGAATAGGAGGTGCATCCGGGGGAACCATATCGGGAACGGCGCTGCCCCGGGAGGTCCCCGAGTGAGCGAAATCTTCCAGCTACTGCCCTTCTTTAATCAAACCGGTCCCGTGTTTCGGGATCTGGTCGGCGATCCGAACAGGAATGAACTGGATCCGGTCCAGGCAATCAATGATATCAACAAGGGAGCCATTGAAAACAGTATCGAATGGCACCTCCGCTTCCAACGGCGGGCCGTGCATGAAGTGGATCTTCGGAATGCGCGGGGAATATTTCTACGAAAGTGGGCAGATATCTATGGGATCCCCCGCCCCCCATCGATGTCGGATGAAGACTTCATCGGCTACATGATTGGTCGCATCCTCTCCGTAAGCTCAGCCCGACCGGCACTGGTGAGCATCTTTCCTGAGCCAAAGTATCAGGTCTTCGGCTGCGCACAGGTCGGGGCATTCCTGGATGTTTGTTACTACAATGTGGGTGTTCAAGACCCCAAGAAGACGAAAGTTCGCATGGCGAGCTCAGTTCTTACGTTCGGCACCAATTCGATCTATGTCTACGTAAAGGATCCGGACCATATCGGCTCCGAGATTAAGAAGAAGTTATATGATACCCTGGCCGCCGGTTTCGCGGTCTACGCAGGAGTCTATTGATGACAACGGTGGAAATCCCCTCTCAAGATAATGAAGTTAAGATCCTCTATGTGGAACCGCTCAGAAGGATTGAGTCTGAGGACATTAACACGGCGACCGGAGTGAACTTCGAGGGTTCTCAGCTTAAAATCGCAACCCTGGTTGCAAGAGCGATCCTTGGCAAGGATCTAACGGATACCTGCTATCTGGGATTCAAGCCACCTTCATTTACATCTACGGAAATAACCGTTCAGCGTGGTGTCATTATCACGGAAGAGGCAGTCTTTCAAATAGCCCCGACCACTTTGACGCCTACTCCGGAAGCCCACTATGGCATCTATGAATGCGAATTTGTGGAAGAGATTGTGGACGAGGAGGCCCGGGACTTCTGGAACGCTGCCACAGAGGAAGCGGATCCTGCCATGAGCCCGACCCGAAAAAGATTCGGGATCAAAGTCTACGAGAAATACAATACGTCGGCCAGCTACCCGGCTGTCACCCCGGGCCGGTTTGAGCTTTTAAGATATCAAAAGCTGGCCGCATTTCAGGCGATTGACGATGTCCAGCTCCAGATCCAGACGGACTTTGATCTGATTACCGTGACCGACAATATTTCCCAGCTTTTCAGCGAACTATCAACGGAAATAGCAGAACGGCAGTCAGCGGATGATCTGAAAAACTTTATCAGAACAAGCATTCCCGGTCCTCCAGGAAACCAGGTATTTTTCCGGCAGGATGGAAATTATCTCTACTGGTCTAACGATGGGAGTACCTGGCGCCCTTTCGCATAACGCCCTCGTCTGGCCCGGTGGCGGGCGGGGGCTTCAACGGGCATTGGGAGGGCAATGTCAGTACAGCCAGATACGATGTGTTTCCGCAGGGAGCCTATAGCGTCGGCGATCAATGGTTCGCGGTGGACAGTCAGTTCGATGCCGGAGGCTCCTCTGTTCGTTGCCAGGAAACCGGGTTTGGATACGGAGGGTGTCTTCTCGGCTGCTGCCCCGGTGGGGGCGATCCTTTTTTGGGGTGCTTCCGTTGTAGTGTAACCCTTCCGGATGGCGTAGAATACTGCAATGTTCAAGGTCTTCAGCCTTTTAAGGGATGGTACTTTGAGTCGAGAGCATGTGGCCTCGGATGCGAAAGCAATTTCTATAAGCTCTGCTACAACCCGGATTGGAAAACGCGCTATAATGTATACGAATATCGTCCTGCCGAATGGCAGGAATTGAACGGGATCGAGTTCGACCCCACGAACCCAATGCACGGATGGGTCTTTCGGTACCAGTCCGTGGTGGATGGCCTTGTTTATTCATAGGCGTATTTCAAATACTTGATTTTGGAATCCGGTGATGCCGGGAAAAGGAGAGAAAAATGAACGAATCACAGATATTTCAATATATGAGCCAGATGGTTTTCAATGCCACGGCCAAGGGCCAGACCCGCGAAAAGGCTCTGGAGCAGGCCGAGGAAACCGTTTCCGGCATAGTCGACACATCGAAGAAGCTGGCCTCAGAGCTTGATTCAGAGGAGCTTGGCGAAAGCCAGATCTTCCAGTACATGAGCCAACTGGTCTTTAATGATGTGATGAAGGGTAAGGACAGAGAAACGGCCCTGAAGGATGCAGCCAAAACAGTGAAGGCGATTGCAACGAAGACGAAAGCCCTGGCGGCCAAAGCACAGCCGAAAGAATAATCATGGCCTGCGGCAAGTGCGGCAGTTCTCCACCTGTGATTGCAGCCGAATCCGGAGATTGTCGAAAGAACACAACGGCACCCATCCCAGAAGGGTTCAGAGATAGGCGGAATGAACGTCTTGCAATCTGCCTGGAGTGCCCGGCATTGAAGCGATACGTCAAAATCTCGAAGATGGAACAATGCGGACTCTGCGCTTGTTTCGTTCGGGCCAAGACTGCGGTTCCATGGGAGAGGTGCCCGGCGGGCTTCTGGAAGTAGCTGATGGCGTTTATATCACCCAGAGTTCGACTTATCGCTTACCGCCCCTTTGATAGAGAGCCAGTGGAGGTGCCTCTGGATCCGATTACAAAGATCAGCTCCAGTCGAGGCTTCGGTCCGGGATCAATCAGTCTGACCTTTACTCGTGGCGTGGCCCCGGGAGAAATCCGGAAGGTCATGGATCTCCTGACGGATCAGACCGTGGTCCAACTCCAGGTGAAGCGCAAGCCGGGGGATGAATGGAGACAATTAAATCTCTGCCATGTCAGCTCCGCGTCGACAACCATTCATGCGAAGGGTGAAGAATCCTGGAGTCCGGAACTGGTTACACTGGACGGAAAGCTCCAGAACCAGGTCTATTTCATTTCGTTACCCAACGGAGCAAAGAAGCTCACTCCGGAGGAGGCTGCGGGCTTGCCGGAGGGGTCATTCCCCAGGGCTTTAATGCAGTTCGGAGAGTCCTTCAAGGGTGGAGTAAAGTCGCTGAAGCGCCTGATTGAAAACTTCTGGGATGAGATTATAGTAACGCTCATGAACCCGGAGCAGTATGGCACACGGACCGTGGTTTTCGGAGGGAAACGGCTTGCAGGTCCGGTCGGTTCCGACGATGCGCTGTCGACTTTGAAAGTGTTTTCTACTCCCTCCTACACCGAGCAGTTCATCTCATTCTTTAGCTTCCTGAATCAGATATCCATTGGGAATAGCCCCAATTTCTACCAGATCATTTCAAGTCTGGCCACCGCCCCGCTGTATGAGTGGTTTTTCGATCCACTCCAGGGAAGCGGGGTGCTCGACGAAGAATCAAAATACACGGTCAAGAATTCGCAGGGACTATTTATCTTCCGCAAGACCCCCTTTTTCGATATGTTCGACCAGTCCGGCAAATGGATCGAGCCGGCGGAAACAATTACGGACATCCACCAGTTGAATTACGGCCACAAAGACTCGGACATATACACCGGTGTGCATGTTGGGCTGACGGCCTTTGATCTCGGGGCCAATGCAATCGTTTTCAAACCGAAATGGTCCGGGCTCCTGGGGGCTACCCATGGCCATCGTCCACTCCAGATAAAGATGGATGGCATCAAACCGGGCGATATGGAACCGGATCAAATTACAGACGCACTCTCGAAGATCCAGGACAGGCTATTTGCGATATTCTGCGACAGTGAAGTGCCACGCCGCAATGCCAGCGTCTCGGCGAACTGTACTTTCGATTTCTTCCGGGTGGGACAATCCTACAAAATAGAAACTCCGAAATCCGCAAAAAAGGATTACGGCTCCTATGGTTATGTAACCCAGGTCAAGGACACATTCAGCATTCAGGAAGCCGAAGCCTCCAGCAGCGTATCCCTGAAATGGATTGATCGCCTATCCGGAATTCCTTCCGAGCCTTGACCGATTCCAGAGTTGGAGGGCACTCTAACGGATGCCATACATCGGGCCATATATCCCGGAGGACTACGAGATAGAAGAAATGTTTGCTCAGCTTACCCTTGCCAGAGGGGAAGTCTCATACAATGCAACAAACGTTGCCGTTGGAGACGCCCTGCCTAATGATTCGGTTATTGTTGCCTTATGTGTCCGCGTAGAAACGCCCTGGGACGTGCCCGCCAGCATGACAATCGGCAATAACAGCGATTCAGACCTCTATGCGGACGCGGATTCAATCGACCTGAATCAAGAGGGGCTCTACATGATCGATGTTTACGGGATTACCCTTGGCACATCAACAATCAACGCTTACATAAACGCTCCTGGTGCAGTAATCGGTAAGGCTACCGTCTTTGCCGTGGTACGCGTCGGATAATCCGGGATCTTGCCCGATAGTAAAAAACCAGCCCAAATGCAGGCATGGAATTTACCCATCCCTGTCATATTATCAAAGCCGAAGAGAATTCCGGACGGCTAAAAGTTCTGATTCGAGCCTCCACTGAAGGAGAAGACCGGCACGGCGAGCGTGTCCTAAAGAGCGCGTTTGCAGACCCGGATATGCAACGGTCTTTTTCCAGGGAAGGCTACTACGACTACAACCACATAACAGATATTCTGGACAAACAGATGAAAGGTGTCTCCGGCACCGAACTTGTGGAACTGCAGAAGGCCAAAGCAAGGGCGATCATTGGATATCCGGATCCCGACAAGTCGTTGTTTGTCGGGGATGATGGCGTTTATTCCCAGGGGTATCTATTCGCAGATAATGAATACGTCCAGGAAATCCGCAAGGGTCTTGAATCCGGCTGGTCTGGCTGGGGGGCTTCGATCTCCGGTTTTGCGAGCCCCGCGGACCTGGAAGGCAACACTTTCAAGAAGATTGGTCTGAAGAAGATCGCAATCGCCCCGCTCCAGGAAGTCATCAATCCGGATACAAGTGTTCAACTGGCCAAGTCGAAGCTCGTTCAGGTGATAAAGGCCGGTGAGGACTACTACACCGAAGAGCAGACGGGCGCAACCGACACCTTGCCCGATACAGAAATCCGTGACCAGATAATTCAGGATCTACAGATGCAGGTCGGTCGGCTCACGCGATTGGTCCTTTCGCAACCTTCCATGCAGGAAGCTATCGCTCGTGAAGTGGTGGATGCGATCAAATGCGGCACCCTGCCCCTGCAACACGATCCCATAGTCAGCTTTTTGACCGATAGCTTTGGCTTTGATACGGATTTAGCCAAGCAAGTCGCCAACGGCGTACTGCTAACAGGTAACTTCGGAGCGGCATAGCTCCTGAGAGTCCAGAGAAGAGGAGACACTGAACTTATGAAATGGGCAGAAGAATTAATTGGAAAGATTCAATCTTTAAGCGTTCGCAAAGCGGACGATCCGACCTCCGGCGATAAAGGCGGCGGATCCATCGAGGATCTGGCAATGGAGGCCGCGAACAAAATGGAGAACGGCGAAATTGAACCGGATGCAGATTCCGCTAAGGACTTCCTGGTATCTAACGGTGTCGACGAATCTGAGGCCGGAGATTTTGCCAGAGATATCATAGATGCCTATTTCTCCGAGGATGATCCAAAATCCGGAGAAGGCGACGGGTCCGGGGACAAAGGAGACGTCAACAAGTCAAAGGATCCGACCCAGGATGAAGCCAATTCGGACCAGATCCCCATTCAGAAGTCCATGGAGCGAATCGAAGAGGCCCTGAGTGTTCTCGGTTATGGCCTTACTCATATCCTGGACGAGCTGCAGGCAACCCGCAAGGAGAATGCTGTCCTGAAAAGCCAGGTGGATGAATACCTCGGCAAGCCAGTTCGCAAGAGTACGGTTGAGCAAGTGGCCCCCGGTGCTGGCCAGGAGAGCGGCAGATCCACCTCCGAAACAAAGACCCTGATTCTGAAAGGAGTCCAGGCCGGTGAGCTTACCACTGAAGACATGACTGCCTTCGAAGTGGGTCGAGTGCTCACCGACAAAGCAAAGCATTACATCAATAAGGCAGGAGCCTGATCCCTGAAAGCGCGACAACAGAGAGGATAGAAATGAGAGAACTTAACGAACTACTGGAGATTAAGAAGGCCTTTGAGGCCAATCCGGGGATTACTGATGTGGCCGAGCTCTTTGACGGCCCGGCGCTCAGTATGCAATACATCGATGGAACCATGTCTTCCATCGTTGCAAGCGATGTTGACTTCGCTTTCCTGAATAAGCTGCCGAAACGATCGGTGGACCAGACCATTGCCGAATACAACAAAATGAAGAGCCACGGAGACTCTCCGTATCGCACTTCTTTCGTTGGGCAATCAGAGGATCCCCACTTCGCTGACGCATACCTGAAAAGAAAGTTCGATGAAATGGCGTACCTTTCTGAAGGGTTCACATATAACCGCGTAATTGCCCGAACCAGGAACACAAACGACCCGGAAATGGTATCGTCCACGTCCGCCATGCGCCGGATGCTCACTTCCCTGTCCCGGGGCCTCTGGAATGGTGACCGTGACGCTCTATCCGTTGAAATGGACGGAATCGTTAAGAAGGTCTCTTCACTGGGCTCGGACTTCGTTTACGATTGTCGTGGCCAGCTACCCGGTGCCGACGTAATCCAGCATTTTGCAGCTCAGATCCGAAGTAGATATTTCGGACTGGCCAACGAATTCCACATGGCCGTCGGTTCCAAGAACCTGTTTGATCAGGCAGACCTCGGTGATAAGCAGTATATTTTCCTGGATGGCCAGAATGCCGGTGCAGGTCTGTATGCCAGCCGAGTTGTGGAGGGCCAGAAGGCTTCCTTCGCACTGAACAACAAGATTCAGTATGTACCGGATCTGTGGATCGATGAAAGCAATTTCGGCGTTCCAATGGACTATGACCGGTCCACCGACTCCGTGGTCGAAAAGGCCGTAGGTGAAGCTCCTCCGGATACCCCTGCTCTGGCGGTCGCTGCTCAGGCTCCGTCCGTACCCGGCTCCAAATGGGAGGCTGGAGACGTTGGCACCGTAGCATACCGTGTGGCCGCTGTAGGCCCTAAAGGTGCTTCTCAGGCCACAACCTCACAATCCGCCACAGTAGCCGCAAATGGAGCCGTGGAACTGACCATCACTCCGGCTGCAGGAGGCAACTTCGCAGAGGCATTCCTGATCTTCCGTGAGACAGCTCCTGGCAACGGAGATTTCCGCAAGATTGCCCGTGTAAAGCGTGCAACCAGCGGTGACACTACCTTTGTGGACGTAAATGAGACAATCCCCGGAACCAGCGTCGGTGTCCTGGGCGACTTCAATAGCCGGTCCACTTCCGACGAAACCAGAACCATGGTTCTGAGTGAGCTTATGAGCCCGCTCAAAACCACATTCCCTCCGGGAGTTGGCGGCCTGCGACTGAACGTTGGCATGGTGGAGTATTTCACAACCATCCAACTCTTCGCCGAAGAGAAGTTCGTCGTATTCAAGAACATGCCAGTTATCTAATCTTCCCGGCATATCACTCCCAACAAGATACCCCCGGCCCCGGCAGTTTGCCGGGGCTTTTTTTGAGCCATGCAACCAATCAACCTACAAAGGCTACTGGATCGCGGCGAATTCCCACAGACCGCAAAATACCTGCACAGCCTTACCAGGGCTGCTAAGGCCAAGTATGAAAGCTACATCAGGAACTTCACACCTTCCTGGTGGGGCCGAATGGCACTGTCGACCGGGCCGGGTGGCGGTGGAGGCCTATTGATTCGCAAGGTACCCGGTGGCCTGGAGATTTACTATGCGAATGCCGGAAAATACAACTACCTCGAAGTGGTAGAAAAGGGTCGAGGAACCTATGATATGAAACCAGCCCTCCTTAGATCGCCCCGGGCAAGGACGGGGAAGAATGGTCGCTATATTATTATCCCCATGACCCGAAACAAAGACGGCTCCGAAGTCAATGAGGAGAATAATACGATCCATAGTGTCGTCCGAAGGACCGGCCACTATATGGATCGAGAAGGAAAGAAGCGGATCAAATACGGGAAGGTTGAAGACCGCTCTGGCCGGGGCAATGTATATGCATTCGAGCAAGGGCCGGTGAAATCCGGAGAGATGCAGTACAGCTATGCCAAGTTCCTGACCGTCTCGGAGAATTCCTCCGGGTGGATTCAAAAACCTATCCAGGGGGCGCGCATAGAACCAGAAATCCAGAAAGAGGTGGATAAGACAGTCCGGAGGGATCCGCGACTCCAGGAGGCGATCTCCAGGGACGTCGAAAAATTCCTGACCAGGTATTTCCAGTAACCCTCTGTGCGGCACTCAGTTCCCCGATAGCCTTTTCTATGGCCTACTCGGGTGCATGAAAACCCTCCAAAAGACTCTGAATTTCATTTTCCAGTGTCTCTGGTTTGCCATCAAGGGATTGATTCCCAGAAAGATCGGCGCCGGAGATAAGATCATTCATTATGCCCCCAGACTCGTCGTTCAGTTATTACTGTCCTATCTCGTAGGCGGTCCACGTCTCTTCCTGTTCGGAGATTCGAACAGTGAGGTAATGTCCCGCTTGAAAGTGATGATCGGTTTTGACGTGGTTGCCATTTCTGGCGGTATCGGTGGATCGAGGTTGGACCAATGGGTCGATTTCTTTGAAACATGGATCGGGAAACTCGTCCTATGGCTTGTTGGCGATGCTGAAACGGTCTGCAATCTTGGCGGCAACAATGCTCTCCATCGAAAGATGAAAACGGTTCCGGAATCTGCCCGTGAACTTCATGCGATTCGCCCGGATGCCTGGATCATCTTGATACCGCCTATTCACTTCGATTTCTTTTCCTTTCTGGTTCAACCGAAACAACTCAGAAAGGATATCGAAAAAATCAACAAGGAACTACGCAAAGAGTACAAACCTCGAGTTATCGATCCAGAGCCCCTGGTGGACAAAGACGAGAACGGCGAACCGGATCCAGGTTCACTGAAGGATGCGGTACATTATGCAGACCGGCTTGTCTTTGAGATTCAGACTGTAATCGAGCTTACTGCCCTGGCCGAAGTGGACCGATAAGTCGATTGAACGTAGTATCCGGCCATGCGTCGGAAATTCCTGCAAGTGTTGAAAGAACGGATGGGGGCTGCCATGGCAGGCCCCCGCTCCAGAGCGCACCTCATTCGCAAGGTCATCACAAACCGGCGGGGCCACAAGCAAACAGTATACGTCAGGCCAGACAAGGCCGGAAGCCCACCTTCTGCCCCTCAAAAACCATCACAGTCTTCATCCTCTGTCGCGGAGGCTCGAAAGGAGTTTCAAAGAGCCGATGCCGAATTCAGTGCAGCGCTGGAAGAGGCCTATGGCAAGCAAGCGGGAGACAAGCGGTATTCTCCTGGTCCCCATCCACCTGCAGTAGAGGCTGCAAAGAAGAAACGGATGGAGGCCCAGAAGAAGTGGCATGCGGCACAAGACCAGACTCGGGCTTCAGGAAAGGATCCTCTATCCGGGGCACCTGTTGAATCCGAGCAGTCAGAAGCCTCAAACAAAGAGAAGCCGGAGCCGAGTGATGGGGAGGACAAGACAGCATCCGATTCCCCGGCAACCGCCCTCTCCTTCGTTGGTCATGATCAGATCCGGGAGCTGTCTCAGTACACAGACAAGCGCAACTACGATAGAAAGACTATCGATGGCATCAAGGCCAGCATCTTGCGGAATGGTTACAATCCGGCCTTCCCTCTCCAGGTCGATACAGACAACGGAACCTACAATATCGTTTCGGGGCACCACCGATTCACAGCGGTAAAGGAACTGGTCAGCGAAGGGAAACTACCGGACAACTTTCAGATTCCCGTCATCGTAAAGCAGTATGGAAGCAAAGGCGACCGACTTATGGCGCAAATGTCGGAGAATGTTCGCCGCACTGTCAACCCATTGGACGAGGCCCGGGCCATCGGAGAGTTAACCGAGATGGGCCACAGTGTTTCAGAAATCGCAGAAAAGACCGGAATGAATCCGGGAACTGTCCGGCGACGCAAAGCATTGACCGGGCTGCACAGTGACCTTCAAAAGCTGTTCGAGAAAAAGGACCGAAGTCTGCCCGTAGGTATCGCGGAAGCGATCGGAACTCATGGCCTGAATCCAGACGGGTCTAAAAACGCAACCATCCAGAACAAGGCCCACCGATTCTACAATGCCAACCGACATCGTGGATTCGGAGCTGCTGAAGTGATTAGCTACATGCAGGAGCTCAAGTCGCAGAACTCCGATCAAATGTGGTCCGTAGATGAAACCCGTACGGAAGCCGAGAAGCAAGCCGTCCAGAGCCTCGGTTCAGAAGAAAAGGCAAAGCGGAACACAGCGCAAATAGACAAATTCCTGGGTAGCGTACAGAATTCGTTTCAGCGCCTTCTCGGGGACTCTATTAGCTCTCTAAACGAATCTACTCTCAAAGAACTCTCTAACAGCCTCCTGGCCACGGAAGGCGAGTCCGGGTTTCGCTCAAAAATGGATCAGCTATCGACACTGATGAACGACCTGGAGACAGTCAAGCGTACTCTCGAGCAGAATTTCAATAAGATCAAAGAGGAATCATCGAACCATAGTCTCGCATTCGCCCGATCAATGGCAGTGATTGAAGCCAGCCAGGACGCCATTCATGTTCTAAAGTCGGCCCATAGAGAGACACGGGTAATCGAAAAAAGCAGATTTCTGGAAGTCCTCAAGGCCAAAGGCAAATCGGCGAGGAATCGGGCTCACCTCGTGCGCAAGGTAATAACCAACAAGAAGGGGCACAAACAGACAGTTTACGTGAACCCCAATGAAACCAACCAGGCTCAGGCGGAACAAATCGGGGAGTTCACTCTGAAACGCAGAGGGAAATTCATCGATGTCCTCGGGAATCTGTTCAAAGAATCCGGCCTGTACATGGCCTTGAATTCTCTAACCGGCAAGAAGGGGAAGCCTATCGAAGGAGAAAACGATCAGGGTAGCATTGGTGCTACTTACCCTTACTCAGTCGCCAACTATAAAAAGATCCGGGAGCAGTTGCTGGGAGTTTCCCGGGGGCCTGCCGACAACCGAGAGCAGGATTTGAGCCCTGCGGATGTCAGGAATATACCGGATGAGATAGAGTCGGAAGTCAAGGGAGATAAGGCACGATCCCTCTGGAAGCGAGCGTCCGAGCGATTCCCGAACCTGGATGCCGGAACTTTTGTGGATCATCTGGTTGAGTATTTGCTCCACCGTGACAAATACGAAGACCTTTTTTCGCAACAGAGCCTCTTCCAGGAGCCATCGGAAACTCCGGCGAACTCTGCAAAGGACTCGGGCTCGAAAGGAACGGTTAGCACTCCGAACCCAGCACCGTTCCGGAAAGACTTGCTTCGCTTCATCCATGAGCAATGGTCCGAATCGATCCAGAGCGATCCTCGTTCAATAGAGAAGGCTGAAGAAAGGTATAATGCAGCAGAACGAGACCTTGAAGAGTCCGCCCGGGAAGCCTACGGGAATCGTTCCAGCGACATGCTGGAATACGCAAACTCCAGGGTGCATCCTCCAGAAGTTCAGGAAGACCTGGATCAACGCAACGAAGCTCGGGTTTCTCTCCTGGAAACAAGGAAGGAGTCTCAGATTCGAGAATCCCGCATAAGGGCAAGCGTCGAAACAGGTAAAGCACGGGTCGGCGTTAAGACTCAGCATGCAATCAATGAAGAGGTCCGACAGATCCTGAAATCTGTGCCATCGGAAAAGATGACCGAGGAGCAGAAGGAACTCCTTCGTCAGTACGAAGGCTGGGGCGGGCAGACCCGAAATGATAAAACGGATTACTCCGGCAAGGGACTTCTTTATGAGTTCTATACTCCTGAGAAGGTCGTAAACAAGTCCTGGGAGCTATTGGAGAGATATATCCCCAAAGGGAGCAAGATTCTCGAACCCGCTGCCGGGACCGGACGATTCGCGGAGGGACGATCAGACTACAGTTTCGACATGCTGGAGGTAGACGGCACATCAAGCCAGATTGCCGGTATTCTGCACCCGGATGCAAATGTCCGGAAGGGTCAATTCGAAGAGCTGTTCCTGGATAATCGGAACCGATCCAAGAAGCAATACGATGGTCCTCTGTACGATGCCGTGGTAACGAACCCGCCCTACGGCGAAATGGGAGGAAAATACAAGGCATCCGAAGGTCGAGGCTGGCAGCGCTATGAGGAATACTTCCTCCATCGCTCCCTCGACACCGTGAAGGAAGGCGGCATAGTTGCAATGGTCGTTCCTTCCAATTTTCTCCGAAAGGGGAAAACCAAAGCAAAGGAGAAGATATTCAACAAAGCAGAACTCCTGGAAGCCCACCGATTGCCGAATGGCGCTTTTGCTCATACGGACATCGGCACGGATCTGATCATCCTTAGAAAGAATACTACGGAGCACAAAGACAATGCGATTGCCTTCGAGGATGAATACTTCAAGCGGAACCCGAATCATCTTCACGGAGAGGAGCACGAGACGACAGATCGCTGGGGCAAGCCAGACCTGCGGACAAAGGGCAATATTGATACCTTTCTCAATCATAGACCGGCGGCCCCCAAGGAAATGTCAAAAGCCCACAAGGATGCAATCTCCAGGGGATTGATCGGGAACCAGAACGCAAAGGGGAAGCACAAGGTAGCCAGTTCAAATCGGAAGACGGTTAAGAAGAAAGCCGTCCGAAATGCGACGAGGAAAACGAAGAATACGGCGAGAGAAAAGCAGAGTCCTCCCCCGAAGCTCCTGAATCAGGCGGAGTTCAATAGGAAATACGGGCTGAACTTCAGCGAATCGGATGTAGAATTGCTGAAAAGTACCAATGCTCTCGGATACATTGATCCCCAGACGCCATTCGATCCGAAGTCGATGTCATTCCACAATGGCGGTGCAATGCCCGACTACCTGTATGCCACGGGCGATATTTATGAAAAGCTGAAGCAACTGGAATCGGACAGGGAAGAGATCATCGAGAAAGGTGGCCTGCAGCTATACCAGAAGCAGCGCCAGATGCTGGAAGATGCCATTCCGGAGCAAACCCCGCTGAAGGACGTCGTTCTGGATCCAATCGACCCTTTCTTCAAGACAGTCACCCTGGAAGACGGAAGTTCCCTTCTCGACCGGTTCAAGGAATGGGTCGGTGATCTGGACTACGAGACCTTTATGGACTACGCGGCCTCAGCCAGCGACGTTCGGGCTTACTGTGATGCCATACCTGTCCGGGGCAACAACAAGAGCCTGAATGAGAGAATCCGGCGAGAACGCCGGGAATTGGCAATGAAGCTGGCAGACAGGTTCGTCAAGGAATCCCTGGGTGAGGCCGAGCAGAGTCAGATCCAGCAGTCCTGGAATGAACGCTTCAACGCCTACGTTCAGGTGGATCCGGCGAAGGTGCCGATTCCGATTGAGGGATTGAACGAAAAGTTCAAGGGTAAAGACTATGAATTGAGGGATGTCCAGCATCGATTCATTGCAAATTTCCTTTCAAAAGGCATCGGTTGCGCAGCCCACGAGGTGGGGCTGGGAAAAACCATGACCGGCATTATTGCCACAGTCTCCAATATGCAAATGGGACGGTCGAAGAGGCCTCTGTTCGTGGTCCCAACCTCGGTATTACCGAATTGGGAGGCCTCCGTTAAATCGCTTTATCCAAATCTCACGGTGAATACAATCGGCACCCCCGAACTGAATCAAATGACCGAAGGCGGCAAGAAACTCGAGATCGAAGAAGGGTCGGTGACTGTAATGTCTTACGATGCGTTCCAGAGGATGGGCTTCAGCGAAGAGCGATTCAATGAACTCACAAAAGACCTCCAGGATGCTCACAAGCCCTATGCAGAAGAACCGGCCACCAAGCGAGGGAAGGCAAAGAAAGAGGAGGAATATGAAGCCCTGGTATCGAGAGCGAGAACGGGTACGTATAATGAAATACTATTCGACGAAGCGGGCTTTGACTCTCTGACCGTGGACGAAGCGCACAACTTCAACAATATCTTTGCTGACGTAAAACAGGAGAAGGATCAAGACACCGGGAAGGTCAAGACCCAGGCAAATGAATTCTCCGGTATCATTGGAGGGGCGACGAGCGACCGTGGGCTAAAAATGTGGCTGGCAGCCCAGCACGTGCTCAAGTCCAACGACAACCGCAATGTGATGATGCTCACAGCCACTCCCTTTACGAACAATCCGCTTCAGGTCTACTCCCTACTCTCCACGATGGCCAGGGAACGCCTCCAGAAGATGGGGATCTACAACGTAAAGGATTTCGTGGCGGCCTTTGTAGAGACTCAGACCGAAAAGGTTCTGGAGCCCAACGGAAAAATCAAAGAGAAACAGACGGTCCGCCGTTTCAAGAATGCCCATGCCTTTGCCTCGCTAATCAATGAATTCTTCGACCGAAAAACCGGAGAGGATGCGCATATCAAACGGCCGGACCTGGTAGAGAAGGAGATCGTTCTTCCTTCTAACAAGGAAATGGATCAGATCCGCCAGAGCCTGGAGAACTATTACGATATGGCTTTCCACCCCGATCCTGATGAGCGAGATCCCTCCGCTGCACTAAGGTCCATGACCATGCAGCAAAACCTGAATATCAGTCCGGCCCTCGTAAACGACTATCAATTCAACGATAACCGACAGGATTTCGTCGAACGCAGTCCCAAAATGAAATTTGTGGCCAAATCCGCTGCAGAATACTACAAACGGATGAAGGAAGCCCAGGGGAATGCTCCGGGCCAGATCATCTTTCTACCCCGAGGGGTTGAGTATTTCAATGAAGTGAAGGCTTACATGGTTTCCCAGGGAATCCCGGAGGATGCCATCGAGATCATGACTCCCAAGGAGAAAGGGAAAAAGGCCAGGAGCAAGGAAGCAAAGGCGAAGGGGCAAAGTCGATTCGAAGAAATCAAGTTCGACTTCAATGATCCGAATGGCAAAACGAAAATCATAATTGGCTCCGATACGATCCAGGAAGGAGTATCCCTCCAGAAAAATACGGGGGTCATGTATAACTGCAGCCTGGCATGGAATCCGACATCGAACGAACAAAAAAAGGGCCGTGGATGGCGCCAGGGGAACACCCAGGAGCGTTGCCACATGTTTTACCCGGTCATGGAGAACTCCGTCGACACAAAACTGTACCAGAAGCATGCCGAAAAGGTTTCCCGAATCAACGATATCTTTAAGGCAACTGGATCCCCTTTCATCGAAACCACGGACATCAATCCTGATGAGCTGAAATACGAGATCGTGACCGACCCGGAGAAAAAGGCCAGGCTGGTTGCATCGGAAGATGAGACGCAGCGTCTGGCCGCCATCAAGGATAAGACCACCGACCGGAACATTCTCCTATCAACCCTGAATCGAGCAGAAAATCTGGACCGACGCATTAGGGATGCGGAAGAGTCACTGAAGCGGTCACAGCGCTGGGCCGAAATGTACGGCAAGAACTCAACACTTGGTCGATTCCATGCGGAGGATGTAAACCGCATCAAATCAAGACTCAGTCGATTGAAGCGCGACAAAGAAGAGCATGAGACAATGATGCAGCAGAAGGGCATGACCGTGGAGAAGCTCCGTTCTCAGGCGGAGGCTCTGGAAAACGAGATCGCTCAAATGAAAGCAGATTCAACCAAAAAGAAGGAAGAGCTTGAATCAGAACTGGTAGAGCGCTACCGACGAGAAAAGGAAGAATATGAGAAGAGCCGTCCCAACAAGTCGATCGACCAGATGGTGGATGAGCATGTCTCAAAGCTGGTTGACTCTTCCCTCGGCAAGTCGGTATATAAGAGTCGAATCTACGAAATAATACGGGGAGGGAGAATGCATGAACGCAGACGTAAAGCAGCAGCTCTTTGAAGCCGTGGAGGCAGACTTCCCGCACCTGGCAAGTCTGGGGCCGGACAGGGTCTACGATTCCCTATCCTCAATTTGTATGCAGGAGGGGAAGCCAGTAACGGTTGAACAAATGCTCCAATACGCGGTGATTCTGGACAACGACCTGGAGATGGACGATCTACAGACCGGCGACTGAATCGACAGATGCCCGATAGCCGTTTTCCGGCTATAACGGGTCCATGAATGGCATTCATATTCTCAAGGCGGCCAACAGAGCGCATCTGGTCCGCAAAGTCATTACGAATAAGAAAGGCCGCCGCCAGACCGTTTACGTAAACCCGGAACAGGAAAAGTCGAAAGAAAAAGGTCGAGGCCAGTCTGGTAAGGCATCCGAAAAAAAGGCCGAGGACAAGGAAGCCGGATCCTCCCGCCCCGACCAGTCCGCCCATAACAAAGAATCTCAACCGAGGAACAACGCGCCCGAGAAGAGCGGACAGAAAAAAGAGGGCACCGGGAAGAAACCGAAAGAACGTAAGTACAAAGACCCAGGGGTTAATCAGATTTGGGCTCCTGCCGATGTTGAGGCAGCCAAGGCCCAAGCATTCTACAACATTGTAACCGACCCAGACATCGGTGATCCGATACCTCGCCCGGGTCGCTGGAATGAGGGGATTCCCGAGGGGATGCCCTCCGAAACCTGGGAAGAGCACTTCACCGGCCATCCAGATGAAGGCGGAAAGCCAAAGGAGGGCCGGGAGTTTCTCCACAACTTGATCAAACAGAGATTCCTCGAAGGGAAACCATCGGTGCCGTCCGGCGAAAAACCCGTTGCCATATTGATGATGGGCGGCCCGGCATCCGGGAAGTCGACCATGGTTAAGTCCGCTGGCCTGGAGAGTATGGAGGATTTCGTCGTCGCTGATGCTGATATAGTGAAGAACATGATTCCGGAATATCGAGTCGGGGTCAACAATCGCCTGAAACAGGCCGCATATATGGCACATGAGGAGTCCAGCTATCTGGTGAAGCAGATCAGAGAAGAAGCCATCAATACCCGGAAGAACCTGGTTATCGATGGGACAGGTTCAAAGACAGCATCCTACGAAAAGAACATCCAGAAGCTCCGGGACCAGGGATACGAAATCAAGCTTATGATGGCTGACACCCCGATGGATGTTGCTCTGAATCGCGCCAAACAGCGAGCGAGAAAAACCGGCCGCTACGTCCCAGACGGTGTTCTGAAAGGTGCTTATGCCGGTATCCCGAGCGGGTTCCAGAAGATCGCAGAGATGGTTGATTCTGCAGCCATCTATGATACAAACGTGAAGCTGGGAGAGCCTTCACGGCTTGTCTATACAAAGACGAATGCCGCTGAAACCATCCATGACTCCGAGCATTATTCGAAGTTCCAGAGTAGGATCGGAAAGTCCTGGCTGTTTCAGATCATCAAGTCCAGACTCTCCCGTGAACAACGAATTGCTGTAACGAAAGGAGGAGAAGATATGCAGGAGAAGAAGCAAAAGCGAACCGATGACGAGCTACTACAGGCAATGGCCCGCGACGAATGGGACTTCACCGAAGAAGAAATGAAACGAATTGAGGCCATGGAAGACGTGGCGGACGAAGGGGAAGGAGTGGAAATGGTAGTGGATGACTGAACCCACTGCAATGGATTTATCCGCTTGAATGATGGAATAGGTTATCCGGCATGTTTGGTCTTGAAAGCCTTATTGACATACTGAAAGCTCGCGGCGCAGCTCTTGGTGAGATCCACCATTGGGCCAATGGCGATTATATGAAAACTCCGCAGGGCTGGAAGGAAGTCAAGAAAGACGTCCGGAAGCATCTGGACAAGCTCACAAAACGTATGGCTCCCGCAGACGAGAAGGCCCGCGAACACCGCTTCGCCATGGAGGACCTTAAGTCCAGGATTGACGGGATCAAGAGCAAACTCAGCGAGCACCCCGATTCAGATTACTACAAAAATGAGCTCAAAGAGGCGGAGAAGCGCCTGATATTCCATAGCGTAAAGGCCGAACAAGTTGGAGGACGTGCCCGACGCCGTGCCGAGGATTATTTGGATCAGGTCCGCCAGTATCTAAAGGACCATCACGAAACCCAAATAAACGCCAAATATGCTGACGCACTGAAGAAGCTCGATGAGCGGATGGCTGCACTTGAAGAAGGTGGGGACCGTTACAATCAAATAATGGAGAACCATCGAAAGCTGGTAGGCTCTGAATACGAGGATGAGGACGATGCTGAGTCAGCAGCAGAAGATGAGATAGAGATCGAAAAAGAGATTATCGAGGATAAGCAAACGGACCTGCACGACCTGATCTGGGAGAAAGTTGGGAACCGTCATGATCAGATCGATGAACGTTTAGACAAATTGCTGGAAGACAGTGAAGAGGATACCCGCGAAGCATTTGAAACTCGTCTCGATGACTTCGAGGACATCAAGACCCGCTACCCAACCAGCATAGACCGGGACCCAGTTACTCCGATAAGCAAGGTAAGGGAGAGAATCAGGAAGAACCTCGGTTTTCGCAAGCGGTTGGCCGACCGATTGAATCTGAAATCCAACCTGGGCCGGATGCTCGCAGTATTCAAAGCCGGAAACCGGCAGGGTCTTGTTAAGAAGGTCATCACAAATCAGGCTGGGCACCGGCAGACGGTCTGGATTCGGCCGGACGAAAGCCCCGGCCCTCGCCCCGTAAAAAAGGATAGTGGCCCATCCTCCAAAAAACCCGGTGCAGGCTCAGTAAAGCGCACAATGGCGCCCCAGCGCGGCGGAATGCCGTCCAAGAAGCCCATGGCCGCAAAACCCGCCGAAGATCATGCTGTTGTCCAGCAGCGGCATGAGGATTTTGAAAAGCGCGCCCAGGAGCAGCGAAAACGAAAAGGACCTAATGCAAGCATTGATGCCGCCGAAGCTGGCGATATAGTGCAAATCACCAACCCGAAATCGAGAGTCCGCAACCAAATAGGAAAAGTGGTTCAGAAACTGGAGGACGGATTGAAGGTCATGATGGCCAACGGGATTTTCCAGGATTTCACTTTCGATGAACTGTCCTTCGCGAAGTCCCGGCCGCTCGGGTTTCGACCGGATGGAGTTCAAATCCTGAAAGCCCGTATCGAGTTGAACTGAAAACTGGCAAAGAACGAACCTATTCAATGAAATGATCCGCGCTTCTGCGGGGAAAAGTCTTGGCCATGCTCGCGTTTCCGGAAACCCTCCGGTTCACCCCCGCTCGGGCGGGGAAATGGCTTTCGGTCATGAAACGCTGCCGGATCCAGAGACAAAGGAAGGCTGAAATCAAGCAACTGAAACTCGTTCGTGACCGATAATCAGGAACGGCCCACAATCAGAGCGTGGCTGATCCCCGCCCGACAATTCTGACCGTTCATATTGCTCCGCCGGAGAATACGGTGAAGCTCTGGCTCCAGGGCAATCTCCCTCTGACCGGACTCAAAACACGCAACGTAGATGCGCCTGTAATCAATGGCCACCCACTGTTTGTCGAAGGGATCTCTGAGTCTGGATTCGACCGCAATTTTCCCCGAGTTGGGGTGGAGTGGACCAGAGATATTCGAGAAGACTATATAGGGCACAATTTCCGCCGTTTTAAGCCTACCGATCGTTTTCGGGCCGCCCTTCATAACTACACTTCCTCCCTTCCACGTGAATCCCGTGCAGCTCCGGAGGCTGCGGCAGAGGAACTCGGTGAAGCCGACATCGTCGAAACCTGGCTGCACATGGTTCAATCTGAAGTCATCATTGCTGGCTTCACATCCGGAGGTGCAGGGCGTCCTACTCTCCGCATACTCTATGAAACGGTGGAATCGCTGATGGCTCCGATGGCCCAGGATATCATGGAGACATTCCCCGGAGTCAAGGTTGATATCGATGAAACCCATGAGGTGAACATTGCCTCGAACCAATTCGCAAGCCCCGTCTGGGGATTCGAGATTCCGGTCAAACTACGCCAACCGCGCAGAGTCTTCCGCAAAAAGCCAGCCCACCTCTTCCCCGATATTACGGGCTTTGATATACACATGGAAGATAGCCGCACGGTTTTCAAGACCCGAGGGCTATTCGACTTCGATGCTGGGTACAGCGTCGTTCAAGGAGAATCCAATGGCCAGTGAGCAGAAGGCGGAGCAGGCGCAGGACAAACCCAGGGAACCTGCGAAGCAAACAGCGAAGCGGCGCAAATACCCGCCCATGGAGCAATTCCTGACGGACCTTGAAAAGAAAAAAGGTCCGATCCCGGCCAAAGTAAAGGAAGTATTCCGCGCCCGTTGCGGATCCCGCAAGGACTTCGAAGCCGTATGGGCCGAACTCTGGAGAGGTAAGTAATGCCAACAAGAACAGTAGAATTTTTGGGACGCGGATTCATTGTTCCAGGATCTTACTCCGCATTCCGCGCCAAACCACAGTCCGGCGGGATCTCTCCGGACTTCAATACGCAAATACTAATCGGCGAAGCGAACAACGGCTGGAATGCTCTGGATACCAGCCTTCCCATGCTCAAGCGAGTGATGGAATTCACTTCCTTTGAGGAAGCCAAGCAAGTTCTGGTTTCCGGTCCGCTACTCGATGCCATCAAAGCTGCCTTCTCCCCTTCCAGGGATAGCAGGTTCGCCGGTGGTCCATTGCTTATTCGAGCACTGAATCTGGCGGTCAATACAAGGGCCTCCGCAAGTCTGGACAACACCGCTGCGTCCCAATACTCCGCTAAGTATGTTACTCCCGGTCCCCGGGGCAATGAATCGCGAATCAGGATCTCGGCTGCGGGCGATTCAGTAGAGGTCGGCGACTCCAACGGCATCCAATCCGCAACCGGCCTCGATGCCCAGGATATTACAATCACATACAGCGGAGATGCTACCACAGCAGAGCTTTCCTTTGATGGATCCAACCTTACAACAACTCTCACCGGCCAGACCGATGGGACCGAAAACCTTGATATTCCGGTCGATAGCGTTCCAACCCTGGCCGACCTGGCCGTCCGCATCAATTCGATGGCCGGTTACAATGCCGTTGTCGACAGCTCACCGGATATTCTTACCAGAAACCTGGACCATGTAAGTGGAGTCGATGCCAAGGCAGGGGCCGTGGTCAAGGCTCTCCTTTATCGCCAGGAACAGGCATTATTCAATCTCGGAAACGTCGAATTGGAGATTACCGGAGCAAGGAAGCCCCTGGCTGACACCGTGGGATTCGTATACCTCTCGGGTGGCGCATCGACTGCAGCCCAGCCCACGGACTACACAGATGCAATCGATATGCTGGAGAAGGTGCGAGGCTTCTTCATCAATCTCTGTTCCACCAATCAAGGTGCCGGGGCGTATCTCACGGATTTCATCATCAAGTCCAACGGACCGGAAGGAGCCGATGAACGATTCGGAGGATTCGGTGCTGACCGTACCGACGATTTCACTACCCGGTGCGACAACGCAAAGCAGATCAACAGTGAGTATATGGTCTACGGCCTTTCCCCGGTAACTGTTCGAGGGGCAGACGGTATTGCCACAAAGACCTATGATGGATGGCTTCTGGCGGTAATCCACAATGCAATCAAAGCGTCCTCAAACATGCGGGAATCCGCCCTCTACAAGGATCTGAACATTGAAGATGCGCCGGAGATCCCTGGAACCGGCGACATCCGCAGAGCCATCCGGTCCGGGGGCCTTGTTGTGGATCGCAAACCGAACAATGGCCCATTCAAGATCACCTCGGATGTCACCACCTATCAGGCAACAAATCAGATTCTCAACAAGGCTTCAACTACCTGCACGGCCCTCGCACTGAACAAAGACCTGAGAGAATCTCTTCAGGATGCATTTCTCGGTGAAGTACCAACCGATCCAGATGCCTTCGGAACAACTCTCACGGATTCAGACATTCGCACTTTCATCGAGCTGAAATTCGACCAGGACTACGTCCGGAACTTCGGCTGGCTAACCCGTAACGTTTATACCGGCCAGCCAGCCTGGAGACGCGACTTCCTTATCAGGCGCGACGGCAACGCAATCTACTTCGAGTTCCCGGACGGGAAGCTCGTCACGTCGCTCGATTACATTTTCAGTCTGCTCAATCTGGACGTTGTCCGGGGGAGCGCGCAATCATAAGGCCCTGTAGCCACTGGAGGAATAATAAATGCCAGCACCCAAACTTGAAAATCCAGAGGTCCTCACTGGCTGTGATGTAACCATCAAGATGAACGGATCCCCGGTCGGCTTCGGGAAGAACGTCGACATCGAAGAGAATGTAAACCAACAACCAGTGGAGGCCATCGGCTACTGGAAGCCACGGGGGTTCAAATCGACCCGCTGGGATGGGACCCTCTCCATGGAGTTTCACATCCTTACTAAAAGGGGAACCGAGGGCGTAATACCGATCGACACCAGTTCCCCGACGGCCGCTTCTGCTGGCTTCTTCATGGAGTTCAACGAAAAGTCCACTGGAAAGCGCGTGGCAACTGCAATCGGGCACATTAACACCAGGGGATTCAATATCTCCAACAATGAGCTGTCTGGCCAACGCTGCCAGTTCGTCCTCCGAGATATCGACTACAAGGAAGGTTATAACTAATGCATCAGAACATTCTGAACCCAAAGCGTGACTTTACTATCACTGTCCAGGGCTGCACTCTGTTCGGACTTATCCCGCTGCCCAAAGAAGAGTTGGCGATCGATCTCAATGTATCCCGGAGACTTGAGGGTCAGCCTCTCCAGAGTATTCCGAAACAGACCTATCAATACGTTTTGATGGCAGAAACCCTGAACATTGCGATCCGCGAAAAGCCAGAAGCCCTGGCCAATCTGGCCGACTGGATGGACTTTCCAGACCCGGAATTCGTGACAGAGGCCTATGAGCAATACATCAAGAAGCAGTCCGAGTTCTATGCGGGGTTAAAAAAAAATAGTGGGGGAGGATCTACAGAAACACCTGTACAACCCGAACGTAATGATGGACCTGTTCATCCTCAACCGGTACAAAACTCTCCCGTCCAGCCAGGGACTGGACAACCTGTATCCGGAACAGAAGTGGTTCCTGATCGCGGCGGAGTCCCTGCTGGGGGACATGTCCAGCATAACCAACCGAGCCCAGGCTTCCCTGCGTCTCCAAATGTTAGAGTCCCTCAAGGATCCCCTGGAAATCCTGCCGAAGGGAATGGCCAGCAGTATCTCCCGGGCGGGAATTGATCCCGTCCAGGAAGGCCTGAATAAGATAGAATTGCAGAAGAAAGCCCTGGAGAAACAACTCAGGGGCGATGATTAGTTTCAGCGACTTGATTTCAAGAGCCGGTAATGCTGTTTCATCAATCCAGACAAGCGCATGGATGAATGCCGAGATTGATTAGGGATTAGAAATCCTCTCCAGATCCTTCGCGATTTCCTGCTGAGTGGAGTATTTGTCTGCGCGGATTCGATCGATTACATCCGTAACAGTCGCAGGCTCGTTTCTTTCCTTCTCATTCTCGGGATCACTCGCCTTGCCAGACGGCACACTTTCAAGGGACAAAATTTTGGCTTTCAGTATATGGGCATCTTCCTTGTTGATTACCTCTATCTTGTCCAGGTCTACTTCAAAGACTTCTATCGTAGCTTGCAGGACCGAGTCGTCATCCCTTGCGGCCCATTCCTCTAATCTCATCTGAACAGACCGAGGTGTGCGTTCAGATGCAGAAAAACGATCTGGGAAGAAAGTACTATAGCTTGTTTCTGCTTCCACATACCAGCCGAAGGCATCATCGCACCTCAAAACCAACCCGCCGCTACCGGAATAATGGAAAGGATTTGCCTTAGTTGATTTGATTTGAATCCCCGGCCGGAGCAATTCAGAAAAGGCTTTATTGGCTTGCTTCGCGACCTCTGCTGCCCGTAATTTGAGCCCTTCGCCGGATAGATCGCGCTTCTCTTCCATGATCGGGGCAAGGACCGAACAAATTCGGTCTGTAGTCAGCACTTCTGGTGGCTGGGCCAGAATCGAGGATCCCGATACACAGAGTGCCAGAAAGACATTTGCTACAACTCGCATGCGTTGATACTCTCCGGAATCCTTTGTATTTCAACCATTTTGTTATGCGCCAGACAACTATCCCAGAAAATCTGCCAGACCATCACCCACGTCCTTGATAGTTTCCGTCAGCTTATCCATTCCTTTAATGGCACCATCTATGCTCTTAAACAGTGTTCCTTGAATTTCCTGAATCCCCTTAGCAATGGGCTCCAAATTGCCGTCCATCGACTCCATGATTTTCAGAAGTTGCTTTTGAGAGTCATGGGCGATCTGCATTGCTCTTTTGGCCGTATCACTCCTCTCATAGGCCATATCAGTTTCATTTTTCAGCTTCAAAGGACTTAAACTATGGGTTTTAATGGAAGCGCTCCCTGCGGGCCGCCTCTTTGAAAAATCGACGTTCGCACCCTCCCCTACAGAGGTCGTGATCTGGGAGTTCCGCATCAACATGCCCCAGGAAAAATCATTTGCTGCGAAGTTACGCCGCTTGAAATTCTGAAGAATCTTCCGGTTTTGGTCATTACCGATCCCCTGCTCAGCCTGCCGGTATGCTTCAAGGGGGTCCATTCCGGATGCCAGAAGCCTCGAGAGAACGAGGGAGCCCAAGGGTCCACCCTTATCTGCAGCTCGAACGGACTTGTCGACCGCCTTAGCAATTTCCAATCCTCTACTTGCTGTGCTTCCATTCCTCGACTGGGTGGAGGACATCTGGGCAGCCAGACCGAGGAAATTCTTCATCTCGGTCTTATCCATGGTGCCGTATCCCTGATCGCGCATCCCTTTGGTATGACCGGCAATCTCCTGGAGGTATTCTCCCTGGCGAAGGTTTTGTACATTCGCGGCCTTCATGTACCTCACAAACTCCATGGTCTTCATGTCCATGCCACCATAGCGAATCTTTCCCAAAGCGCTGGCTGCCTCCGAGGCTCCCATCCCCTGGGACGCTGCGAATTTCAGTATGTCATCATCACCGGTACCCTTATTGGAAACCTTGTATCCTCTTCGCATTCCCGATTGTTTCAGAAATTCAAGGTTGGCCATACCTACTTCCGGATGGTTAAAAAGGCCTCCGCTATAATGGGTAAATCCTATCGCACGATAAGACTGCTGCTGGGACATCAATACATTGGAGTATTTCTCGCCCATGGCCGAAATGGCCTTCATCAAGGCACCCGCTATCGCAAACACAATGCCTATGTAAGGAGCGGCTTTCCCCATCCCGGACATGGTTCCGCCGGGATTGCCCGGTCCCCCGGAACCCGTCCCGGAGCCACTACCAGACCCGCTTCCGCCAAGCCCTCTGGCATTTCGAAAGACGGCGTTCTGAACATAGAGCCGCTGGATGGGCTTGTTCTTCTTGGCGTTTTTCTCGCCAAAGAGACGGCCGAACATTCCGCCTCCGGCGTTCGCTGCACTCTGCAAGGCATCGGGCCCACCACCGGCGCCTTCCGATTCCCCTGCCCTGTTGTCCTTGTCTTTGTCCCGGCGGAACATGTCCCGGGTGCGTTTCAGGGCATCGATCTTGTCTTTGGCGGCATTGTAGAATCCGCCTCGAAGAAACTCTTCTTCGCCGGACTGTGCCTGCTGGGCGGCTTGCTGTGCATTCTGATAGACTTCCCGCTTTTTCTGCTCCTGACGCTTCTCCTCCATGCGGCGGCGTTGCACAGCGGCATAAGATTGGGGTCCTGCCTGGCCAGCATCGACTGCCGTCCTAATGGGCTGACCGGCCTGCTTTCGGAACTTCTTGACCTGCTGCCTGGCCTGTCTATCGTCCAGGTCGAGTTTTACATTGATAGGCATACCTGATCCTATTGATGGATCAAACTTCGGTCCAGCCTTGTCCGATAGCCCTCTTCCAGGGATACTCCAGCCATGGAAACACACCGCATTATTGTGGAGACTCTGGCCCGCAGCGAATCGCAGAAAGAACGTTCTATTCTCCCGAAGATCGAGCTGGAGGCCCAGACTCAGGAACCACAGCACCTTACCTACTGGATCAATGACCAGGATAACCTGGTAAACATCCCGATCATTCCTTCCACGCTAAACTACCTGATTATCCGAGCCACCTATACCCAGGATGATACGCAAGCTGGAGTCCAGGCCGGTGACCTTGCGCCTTTCCACGTCCGGGTGGATGGCGACACCCAGGATCGGGCGCGCAAAGGCCTGTATGTTCTGACTGGAGATGTGACGAGTCTGGAAGTCGGCACCCCTGTAACCAACGGCAAAGTTGAACTCAAAGTACTGATGGGCTAACTGTAGATGCTTCGGGAGAGTCGATTCACACTTTCCGGGCTTGCTTCCCTGGTCCGCTTCGGGAAAGGCGGGAAGGCTATCCGCTCCACCTCGGAAGGGTTGGAGGCTCGGACCAATGACGATTCTGCGCTGGAACGGTTCCGTGGGGCTGACCCGGCACTACCCCAGGATCTCGTCCCCCTGGGCTATGCAGATAATCGATACGCGAACAGAGTAAACCCGGCAACCGGCGCAAAGCTCATTCGGACGAACCAGGCGGGCTCTTCCATCGAAGAGACCGGTATAGCCGTCGATGATGACGGCAATGTAACGATCCCCGGCAATCTGTTTGTGGAAGGCACTCAGACCCAGATCGATACCAGCACTCTCCAGGTAGAAGATAAGAACATCGAACTGGCTAAGAACGCCACCACGGATGCCGAGGCGGACGGCGGTGGCATTGATCTAATCGGCAACGTAAAGAAATGGATCCGGTGGATGCTGTCCAGAGATGCCTGGGTTTTCTCGGAAAACATCGACCTGGAATCTGGAAAAGAGTTTCGAATCGATGGAGTAGAACTCTTTGCTACCAGGTCCACTGACGATCTCCAGGAAGGATCGACAAACAAGTATTTCACTGACGGCATTGCCGACACCTGGCTGAACAACCGGAGCTCCGACGATATCCCCGAAGGATCGACCAATCTATTCTTCACAGATACCAACGCAGCCAACTGGTTTGCGGCGCGTACAACGGACGAACTGGCCGAAGGATCGATCAATCTCTACTTCAATAAATACCGGGTCAATGGCATGTTTCTGGTGGTAGACAGTGTCGGGCACGGTTTTTCCACGAATGATATCCTGGCAAAAGACCCGGTCACGGAGGCCTTTGTTCTGGCGGACTGCACGGATCCTCTGCGGACTCTACCGGCCGGAATAGTTGCGGCCGTCGTTACCCCAGACCAATTCGTTATGCTAACTTATGGCTGGCTCCAGGGAGATCCCGGCGACTACTCCTTTACCGGACGGGCCTATCTTGATGGGAGCACTCCCGGCGCCATTTCCGACACGGAACCGGCGACGGAAACCAGTGTAATCCTCGGCCAGATTGATTCCAACGGTGTCTTCCTGTTCCGGCCCCGGATAGACTACGGTACGGCCAATGGCTTCATAACTGAATTCGAGAACGGGCTGAACTGATGAAGGAATTCCAGAAAATCGCAGCACGTCTCCGTGCGGAGTTCAATTCAATCCGCGCTCTGTTCGGGAGTTCCAATGGTCTGGCCACCCTGGATGGCTCGGGACATCTCCCGGATACCCAGCTTTCACTGGCTGGCAAGTCTACGGATGATCTTGCCGAAGGAAGCAATCTATACTTCACCGACGCCCGGGCAACTGACGCCGTTTCCGGAGCGCTATCGGCAAAACAGGACACTTCCGAGAAAGGCCAGCCAAACGGATATGCTTCATTGGACGGATCGGGGCAAGTCCCATCCGCCCAGCTCCCGGCCGAGACAACTGATCATTTCCACCAGGACCCGGCCAGCGATCAGACCTGGTATTCCGTTCCCTCCCCCGGGACCTATTTGATCTTCCTGTTCGCCGAAATTGCGGCAGGGGCCACGCACGAGCTCTCTATAAACAATAACACGACCCCCGTATTCTCAAAGAGCAATGGCACTGGTTCTGGCCCCATGCCCTTCGCATTTACAACGGTCCAGGCTATATCCGACGCCACCAACGCGCTCTATATCAATTCTGCAAATCGCAACATGATGCTGACGGCCATCAAACTGGCATAGGAAAGTGAAGCTATACGATGAATGAGCTAAAACGAATAGCAGGTCGGATACGCGATGAGTTCAATGCTCTCCGGGCTAACTTTGGCCAGGCAAACGGCGTTGCCACGCTGAATGCGTCCGGAAAACTCCCGGACTCTCAGCTTTCCCTTTCCGGAAAAACGACGGATGCCCTGGCGGAAGGGTCCACCAATCGCTATTTCACCGATGCCCGTGCCCAAAACGCCCTGGCTACTTCCCTGGCTGCCAAGCAGGACATTTCAGAAAAGGGGACTGCCAATGGGTATGCTTCCCTGGACAGCTCTGGGACCGTTCCGTTAGCGCAGCTCCCGGCGGCAGCCACCAACAGCCGTGTCGGGGAAATTGGGATATTCATGACATCGACGCCGCCACAGGGAGTGGTCTACTTCAACCGGGCGAGCTTATCCCGGACCTCCTATTCAGACCTCTGGGCCTGGGTCCAGAACCATCCGGAACTATATGATGATACGGGATCCGACAAACAGAAGTTCGGACCCGGTGATGACAGCACTACATTCGATTTACCGGACTGGAAAGGGATCGGAGTCCGTGGAGCGGGTACTTCGTCCGCTTTTCAAAAGGCAAACGGCAACTACTACGATGGAGGCAATCTGCTCGACGTACTCCTCGATGGCCTGAAGGACCACAGGCACTATGTGAGTGGATACGTTTACTATGGAAACTCCACTTTCTGGATCTATTATTCAGGCACCGGCCACCCAAATGAGGCAGTAACACAGACCTACACTGCCGGGCCTGCGAGCAACAGTTCAGGCGATCCGCGGTCCACCGACGAGAACCGTGGAGTCACGGTCGCGATCCACTGGGGGATTCGTTATGAATAGAGCACTGGTTTTCGACCCCGACACAGGAGAGTTCCTTCGTTATGAAACGGCAATACCGGATCAAAAGAATCCGGGTGAGTTTCTACTTCCACCGCATAGCGTCCTGGAGTCCGGCCTATCAATACCGGAAAGCGGCCCAAACGAAACCTTAATTCTTCAGAGTGGATCCGTTCTGGCTGTCCCTGATTTCAGAGGTCTGGATTATTACAATAAATCAACGGGCGCAAAAGTAGAACTGGAACTGGGACAGAGCCCGGATTCTACAATGACCAGCGTGGTCCCCGGGGAATTCGAAACAGGCCCCTGGATCGAAGAAGAATCCAGGTGGACCGTCGACTCCAACAAGCTGGCGGAAGCAAAGTCCAACTTGATCTCGAAGCTTGAAGCTATTCGGCAATTCAAGGAATTCACTTACCGCTCCACGGTCGCTGTCCACTCGATAGACTGGGATTCCGGAGAGAAATACCTTCGAAACCTTGAAAGGGCCATCTCATTGTACTCCACCCACCCGGTTTCCGCTTGGTTGGATAGTAGCAACAACCCGCACCCGGTGCCGGGCGTAGCCTACCTCGAGGCAATCCGGGATGCAGTCGACCTCGATACCTTTCAGGCCGGACAGACTCTATACAGTGTGAAATGGACAAAGCGAGATGAAGTCAACTCGCTGGGACCGGAAGGCGTGAAGAACTACAACGCGGAATCCGGATGGCCCTGGTAAGCTGCGTCAGCCCCAGTCCCCTTCCGGGGCATTCTCTTCCTTGGAAGGGTCATAGTCCTCGAAATCGAATTCCTGTTGCTCCGAGGCTTCTGGCGGCATCCCCATGTCGCCCTCTGCGCCACCGGCAAGATTCTGCACAAGCTGAGCTCCAGATTGAATCCAGTTTGTATCCATGACGACGGCCCCGGCGTACTTGACCTGTTCGAATTTATCGTCTGGTAGCCCGTAAATCTTCCGGAGCGCCTCTCCCACTGTCGGCATATCCCGTCGGGTCCGAACTTCATCCATCAGCTCGATGGACTTGACCAGCTTTTCGTCCCTTTCCAGGCGCTTATCTTCATCTTCCTTCTCAACTCCATTGAAAACGAAAACCAGTGGTTCATACTTGTCGACGGTCTCCTTGATATCGTTGCATACGTCTGCAAAATAGGATAGCATCGATTTCTTTGCCCTGGTCATTGCGGCATCTATCCGCCCATCCATGGATCCTTCAGACAGTCCCTGGCTTCCCATCAAGCGCAGGCCAAGCTCAGCCTGATCCATTCCATGGGCGGCCAGAGTAAAGGTGGTGACCCATTGCATCAGCTTTTCGAAGGCCATGTCGCTCAGGGTATTGAGGTTGGTGAACTTGAGATCCTGGGCCTCGGACGTAATCAAGGGGATCCGGTGATTGTTATTGTTCCCCGAGAACATGTTCTCCCATTGCACCTGGAGATCATCGAGGACTTCCTGAGGCATATTCCCAGGAAGGTAGAGAAACCCTGGAGGCGGATTATTGGAGAACCGATCCCGATTAAACTTCAGGGCATTCATTGTGGCGATGATTTCCATTACGGAAACCTCTGCAGGAGAGAGCCCCGAGTTTCGGTACCGGACATCGCTCAACTCATTTTGGTGCCGCACAATGATCTCTTCATCTGTGAAGGTTTCGACCACTGTATTGTTCACGATCTGCACCCACCGGGTCCGTGGGTCATTCTTGTATCCGGACTCAATTGTGGGGTAGATAGTTGCGGGATCCAGATATTTGACTTCGACAACCTGACCCCTCCGATTCCGGACCAGATAGAAAGCCACACTGTCAATGGCTAAAGTGTCCCGGATCATGAACTGGAAGACTGCATGAAAGCGATCCCGGTTCTGCCAGCCCTCCACCTTGTCGCCCATGAACTCAAAGAATTTCCTGGCATCCCGGATTAGCTCCTTGTCCCCATCCCCCGGTGATTTGTCCGGATCTTCCAGGTCGAAATCGAATCCCTCCTTCTCTCGGAAGGGCCGACCGAATTGGCCCAGGTCATCGATTCGAACCTTGTGGATGGCGCCGACCAGAGTATTGGAATAGGATAGTTTCCGGAGGTCATTGAAAGAGGGGCGGTCAGGATTGCGGAGCCGGATTCCCTGGTTGATCAGGCTTTGCTCTTCGGATGTAAAGACCGGCTTTTTCTCTTCCTGCTCCCTGGATTGGACACCGTGGAACATGGACTTGGCCAGGGCGTACATTCTGGAGTCCTTGAATTCCCGGATATCCTCCCGGGCGCGCTGAGCCTGCGACTGTCGATTCCGGGCAGCCCGGAGTCTCTTCTGGAGGTTCTTTTCGTAGTTCGGGCCTCTGGGTCGACCGGGCTTTCCGTTTGCCATGGCTCGAACAGTAGCAGAATGCAGGGCATCGGAGAAGCGACGGAGGGTTTTTACCGGGTTTTTCCAGGTTTTTTCCGGGGAAAAATATCTGAAAAATCTGACCGATTGCCCGTGGACTGCTATGGTCCGGACATGCGCAAGACCCTACCCAATATCGCAGACATCGAACGGAAATCATTGGAGAACCACTTCTCCCTGCCCCCTGGGGACGCCCTGTTTCAGGATCCGAAAAAGGTATTTATTGTCACCGCAATCGAAGCAGGGGCCGGGTGGACGCTTACCTATGACTGCATCAGCGGAAAAAGTGCAACTCGATCCGGGAGCGGGAACAGGGAGTTCCACCACCCGGTCACCGCCGCGCACTTCACAGACACAACCGGCGTGGACCGGATTGTAGGATTCTACCTGGGTTGAATCCCCGCATTGCCCGAAATCATAGCGCTCGATAGGATTGGATATGGCTAACTGGCAGGGAGAATTCAACGATCAGTCCCAGGACTATGAGTACCGGGATCTGGGGATGCGCCTGTCACCGGGAGAGTATCCCCCTCCCCGCTGGGGCTGCCTCCTGCATCCCGACGAACTCCGAAGGGTCATTTTCGTTGGAAACAGCCTGCTCGTAACGGTAAACGGGGAACAGCTCACCAACTACCAGCTGAAGAACTGGCTGGACCATAATGTTCGGGTTCTCCAGGAAAGACTCCAGTTCGATATCTACCCCCGCCTCTGGAGATCCAGGCCGGTTCGCAACATCAATCATCGGGAGATCGAGCCCTATGCCGAATGGGACGATTTCTATATGTTCGACGGCAATCAGCACGATAAGAACTTCTTTGTGAAGCTCCGGCGCCGTCCTCTGGCCAGGCTTCACAACTGGGAAGTGAAGAGTCCTTTCACCGGAGAAACGCTGATCAATCTGACAGACTATGCCCTCATCAATTACCGCCGGGGAACCATGAGAGCCGCTCTCTTTAACACCGGATCCTATGCCGGATACAGCGGGATGCCCATTGCCCAATGGCGGTTCGGAACCGGACGGCATGCAGCCGCGCATTTCATCGATTACACAACGGGCTATGATCACGCGGATCGGGTTCCCCGAGAACTCAAAGAGGTACTGATCAACCGCATGACCATCGATGTAATGAGCGCCTACGGGGATGGGATCGTCGGTGGCCTGGCCAATTCCAGTGTTTCTGTCGGCTCGCTATCTGAATCCATCGGTACCACCATGTCCGCAACCAGCGCCTACTATGGTGCCCGGATTGCCGAAAAGCAGAAGTGGGAGGAAAACTGGTTCAAGACTCGCGCCCACGCCTACTCTGGAGTCGGTTTCAAAGTCCTCTGACGTTGCCCGATACACCGTTCCCTGCAATGGTGAAGCATGCCCGCAGCAGGCCTCCCATTAAACTTCGCCGGATTGCTCCCGGAAGCCTCCTGGATTTTCTGGACTACGCTGATTACAGCCTTTGCAACAGGCTTCTGGAGATTATCCATCTGGGGAGCCCTCCGAAAGACTGAAAAAGAAATCCTTCCGAAAGTAGAGAAGGTCAGGACCGACCTTGCAGACAAGATCACGGAGTCCGAAGACCGGACGGAAAAGCGCATCAACAACCTCGAAGAGCATAGCTCAGCGTCCGTAAAGGAACTGAACGATAAACGTGAACGCCTTGAGCGTGAACTGGAAACGCGCCTCGATAGCATGCGCGAACACTCCCTGAACCTCCACCATTCCCTGGAAATCGACAACGCAAAACTCCGTCAGCAGATGGAGGGCCTTCAAAGCTATTCCAATCAAATCATGGGCCGCATCGATGAAGTCGAGCGCCGTATGGAGGACCGGGTCGGTCGTTCTGAAAAGGCCATACTCCAGAAACTGGAAGATGACCAGAAGCATTTCCACGACGGCCTTTCGGAGCTAAAGAAAGAGATCAGATCCTGGAGGAACCAATGAGCATCGGAATGAAACTACTGGCAGACCTGGTCGCAAGCCGGTTTGGCCCCTATATCATCATCTTCGCACTACTTCTTCTCATAGTGGGCGGCTGGTGCGGATACGCCTGCGCGTCTCAAGCAATCAATTCTCCGGAGGAACCAAATGAAGTTCAGGATGCTATCATCCCTGCTCCTGGCGACTATGATCGTCTTAAACTGCCAGAGCAGTGAAAATCAGATTCGGGAAACCAGGGACTCCTATTGCTCGGACATTCAGATCCCCGATGCAGCCAGGGTCCGGCCAGGGCAACGGCTGCAGAACTCCCATTACAATGCCCTGGTAGATCACTGCGCCGATCTGGCCCGGTGCCTCCGGTACGAGCAATGCGTAAGAAAGATCACTGAATGGGAGCGCGACTGCCAGACCGAAAGAGTCCGCGCCCTGGAAGACCAATGGCTCCCCGGAGCCTTCACCCCCCGCTTTAAGTGCGGGATCCCAAAACCGCTCTGCGGACTGGAGGAAGACTGATGGTAGAACAAACCCTGATACAACAAATCCTGAACCTGATCGACCTGAAAGCAGTGATCGGTATAGTCCTGATCTGCTACTGGCTATTTGACCACTCCCCGAAGATCATCCGGAAGAACTTCCGTTATCCCGGTGCGAAGACCTACGGTACCATGATTGTAGCGGTCATTGTGTCCGTGGCTTCCTACTGGATCGATCCTTCCCGCCCGGAGGCCAATGTTATGGCCTACTTCCTGGCTACGAGCTTCTACGAAGCCATCATCAAGCGAATCAAAGCCAATTTCCAGGGACCAGAAGTATGA